GACCCGAATAGACCTCCGAGGTCTAAACGGGCATTGCCAGATTTTATTATAAACCCAGAGATACCTCTAAGCAGTATAAACCCCAATCTCCCTAGAGGAATCAACCAATCAGAGATAAGAAACTGGATGCTTGAACAAACGCCTCCTCAATAGGGACGACCAAAAGCAATATATATAATAGTTTTTACTATATGCGGAAAACTGGAGAACCGTTATGAGTAAATTTAATTTAGTCTATGGCGAAAATGACATAGGCAATAATAATTCGGCAGGGAATTATGTATCTGAAGTTGTTTCTAACCCTAGAAACGCTATGTCAGACCCTCGATTTCTTAAAGACCTTCGTGATTTCTATTACGAAAAAGGCGAAAACACCCACAACCTTTCAGACGAAGACTTAGTAGATAAGCTCTACTCAGACAAGACATGGCAGTTCTTAAATGTTTTCTCTGCTGGTAAAGAAGCATATCAGTCTAGCGGATACAGCAAAGAGCAGAAAGAAAGAGCCAATAGAATAGCTCAAGTATATAACGCTTCCCCAGATTTCTGGGAAGAAGGTGGTAGGGGAACATGGGAGTTTGTTAAAGACGCAGTACCAGCAATGGTTGCTGACCCAACAAACTTTATAGCTCCAGTAAAAGGATTCACAACTGCTGGTCAAGCGGCTAGAGCGGCTTACGCGGCTGGGAAAAATACTACATGGGCTGGCGTAAAAGCTGGTGCAAAAAGAGGTGCAATAATTGAAGGCGGTATTAGTGCTGGTCAAGAAGGTCTAGTTAATACAGCCCACCAAATAACAGAAAAAAATATTGGTCTTAGAGACGAGTTTAGTCTTGGAGAACTTGGATTATCTACAGCAGTCGGAGGAGTCGCAGGCGGTGTAATAGGTGGTGGTCTTGGTGGTGTCGGTGGTGCGGTAGGAACAAGAGGCGCATTAAAGCCAGTACAAGAAGCCGAGGCACTTGGCTGGAAAGCTGATGATGTAGTTTCTATGGAGAGAGCAGGAACTACTCCAGAAGATTTAGTTGAGCAAACTAAGGCAAAGATAGACGAAGACGCTAAGGCTCCTGAGACAGAAGCTGAGGAAGTTGTAGAGGAGGTTTCTGTAGAGGAAGCGGACTTCAAAGCTAAAGAAGATTTATTAGTTGAAAAATTAAGAGATGCTAGAGAGCAATTAGATAAAGTTGCTCAGACTCATGGAAGAGATTCTGATGAATGGGTCGCTCAGAGTGAAGTAGTAAAAAGAATAAGTAGACTAAGACAAATGTCTGCAAGACTTAAAACAGAACAAGAGCAGATTGTTGGTTTTAATGTAGATGAACAAGACCCCGCTAAAATCAAACAAAGAGAAGCTAGAGTATCTAAGTTTGAAGATGATTATGCTGATTGGAGAGCGGCGGTAAATGGTGTTGATGGTCCAGACGGAGAAGAATTAGTCACTCGTGCAGATGGCGCAAGTGCAGAGGCAACCACAGACGCTTCACAAGTTCAGTCGAATGAAGGGTCGGCTGATTCCTCCCTAAACCGTGAAGCTGAAGTAGTTGAAGTCCCTGCGGAATCAGGAACAACAGAACCTCTCTCTCCTGAAACCGCAGGGGCGACTACAACCGACACAGGTATTCCTAAAGTTATAGAAGATGACGCACCTGTTCCCTATTCAACAGCAGGAATTGGCGCAAAAGCTAAAAGGATTTTTGCAAAACACGGAGTTACAGAAGAAGACTTCAGGGCAAGAATTAACGACACTGAAAATCCTCTACCATTAAGCCGAAGCAAGAAGAAACCTAAGCAAGTAACTAACAATACATTAAAGGCTTATGATGAAGAGTTAACTGGTATACAGAAAACTGTAGACACAGACGAGGCTATGCCTAAGACGGATGTGGAAGTTAATGAAACCAGTAATCTAGTAGAAGATTCCGTACCAGAAGAAATATTCTCAATTAAAGATGATGTAAAAGGTCATGCCTTAATGAATGGCATAGACCCTAACGCCTTAAAACCTAGAGGAAAAAGTAAGAAGATAACGAAAGCTACAGTTAATGCTGAAGTTAAAAAAGGAGGAGAGCCTAGTGCCTATGCCACTCAAGTTCAAGACGAATTGTCTGGGATACTTGATGAGCTAAAAGATTTAGGAGAGATTCCTACCGAAGATTTAAGAAGAGGAGTAGCACTTCTCGCAAGAGGAACTCCAGTATCTACAGACGACATACTGGCTTTGTTTGATGCTCTGCACATAAATGCGCCTACTGGCGGTTCGCAGAGAATGGAAATCAAGCTAACCAAGACGCAAGAAAAAGCTATTAAAAAACAAACCCGAATCATTAAGAAACAATATCCGGGCATAAGCGATTTGGTAGCAGAAAGAATGGCTACAGACAATGTTCTTAGGGTGTCTGAGGTTGACCCAACTCCAGTTAGAGGGACTGGTGAAAGAATAGAACAAGCAAATATCTTTGCCTCCGACAAAGATATTGGTTTTGTAGGAAGTGCTGGTAAAACTTCTGCTGGAAGAATCCAATCCTTTATGAGGAGAACCACCAAGCACGGAACAATAGACGCTGTTAATCCGACAGAGTTTGCTTTTGATGAAGCTCTTATAAAAGCACAGAACGCTGTGGCTTATGGTGACGGCAAAGCAGGACCAGACATAGTTCCTTTTGTTACAACTCATCCAATGAGGGGAGTAATAACTGCAAATGGTATTAAAGAAGTTCCTGCTGGGACAACTCTTTATGCTGATGGAGTTACAAAGAGAGCATACGAATCTCAAGAATTAGCCGTGCAAGTAAGAGAAGGAGGGGAGCCAAAAAGGAAACTTCAAGAACCTCAAGTCGTTAGGGATAATGCACCAGAGCTTGGTACTGAATCAGCACCAGAGCCTACTCCTAATACAGATGCTACTAAGCTCCGAGAGATTCTTACTATTGCTGAGAATGGAGAGCCAGAATTAGCTCTAGACCAATTTAGGGAATTACTTAGGGTTACTAAGAAACGCTCAGGTGATGCTCCAGTTGAGACAGAGACACCTAAACTACATCAACCTGTTTCAAAGGGAGACAAACTTCTTATCGCAAGAAGCACAATAGACCCTACTGATGTAAGGATGATTAACCGCAAACAAGCTGAAGATGGTAAAGACATTACAGCTATTATAGGTCAGAAAGGTGGACCTAAATCTGACCCAGATAATTGGGAGTTTAAATACGCACCGAAAGAAGATTGGACTTCAAATGCTAGAGTCTTAAGTGCGCTGTTTGAATCCTTACCAGCAGAGGAAGGCGCAAGACCAGCAGGTCAAAGGCTATATGTTGGAGATGCAACTGGTGTAGGTGAGCCTACGAACATACTAGATTTGCATGAAAGAATTATTCCAGACGAAATAAAAGAAAGAGAATCTTTCCAAGCACTACAAAAAGTTGCGAGAGAAGCTAATCCAGATAATCCAAGAGAATTAAATACTGCTTCTGATTTACAGCAATTTAGTAGAGATATGGAGACAGCCGAATGGATGCCTACTGTTGAATACCACAGAGAGCATGCTTCAAGACTTTCTGAAATTTATAGCCTTATGGATGAGATAGTTCCTGAAGGTTATGTGCAACCAGACAACATTAGAGCTAGGTCTGTAGAAGATATTAGGTCGTTGTTCTCAAAGTATTCAGCAGAAGAAATAGAAAACGCTGTAGACTTCATAGAAAAACTTGGCGGCGATAATACTGTTGGTCCTAGATTTATTGATTCTGGAGACGCAAATAATTTAAGTACTCAATACACAGACGCAGGAGAACAAGTAGCTTTATCTTCAACTCCTCACCCTAAAGTACCAAGCAGTCTTCCCCTATACCATGAGGTAGCTCACTGGGCTTATCTTAATATTTTAACTCCTCAAGAAAGAGCGACATTCTGGAAGGGGATGGAGAAGTATTATGTTGATGGCGGTGGCGTAGACAACATGTCTATTATGCGAAGAGTTGGTCCTGTTGACCCTGATGGCGTAATAAAAATAGCCAATATGTTTGAGTCTCCAGCAGAACTGTTTGCTAATCAGTTTGAATTATGGGCTACAAGACAAAGGCATCTTTCTGGAGATGATAATTTCTGGACCTCTGTAATGAGAAAGATGAAAGCTATCTTCAAGCGTTACGCTCAAGGTGTAGAAATAGACCCAGACTTAGAGCCTTTATTCTCTAAGATACTCCCTCCTGCACAAAGGGCTGAGTTTAAATTAGGTGTAGAAGCCAAACCAAAGACAGAACTTGGTAAACATATTAACAAGCGTTATGTTGAATACACATTAGCAAGAGCAGACCTAGAAGATGCTTTCTTAAGAGATAGTGCTGATGGAATAATTGAAGCGCATAAAGCATTAGTTAAAATAATGCTATCTACAAATCCAAAGATTAGGCTGGGTAGAAGAATAAATGCAAACCCAGATGAGAAACTTCCTCAGTCGTTTATCCCTCTTAGAAAAAGAACAGCACTTATTCATAATAGGATAGATGATATTGATGAAATGATTCTTGGTCCTAAAGTAGAAGGCAAGACATCTAATGATTATATAGATGATGGTCTTACAGAGGTTGCTGACCCTCAAGAAGTTGCTGATAGGTTGAGAGATTTTTATTACAACGGATATGAAGGTGTATTCCAACCAGCTAACGGATTGCCAGCAAAAGTAACAGACAAAAATATAGGCAAGACATCTTTGTCTAATACTCTAGATACTATTGAACAAACTTTAAAAGCTAGGTACTCAGAGACAGAAGGTCGTGCTTTAGCTGGAAAGCCAAAGTTAGACAACAGTAAGAAGTCGAGACGAAGTCGTTCAAGTAAATCGCTTAAGAGAGCAAGGAATCAAAATAGAAAATCTGTAGAAGCTGTTGATAACGAAGCACTAAAGACAGCTAAAACTGCACCCAAAGATAGACCTAGAACTTCTAAATACAACCAGAAATTAGATAAGAAGACTGCCAAAGAGGTTAAGTCTATTGGTCTTGAAGAACTAAGAAAACTTTATGTAGAGCATAGAGGCACAGAGTATGGCGACCAAATTGCTATAGAGCTTCTTAGAAAAAACAAAGCTACTTCTCTTCCAGCAAGGGCTGTTCCTATTCCTCCAGAAATGAAGAATATGAGCGGTAGAGAATTAGAAGACATCATGCTTAATGGTCTTGCAGAAAACAACACTACAAAAATAGACCAAGCTAGTTATGAAATGAGGCGCAGATATACTAACAAAGGTCTTAAGTCTACAGGTCAGCAAATAATTCAACCTAAGTTTACTGAGACCAACTTAGTTATAGAAACAGAAATAAAAGATAGCGTTGGAGTGTCTTCTTCTGATGGCATACCTGCTTCTGCTCGCGCTTCTATTAGAGACATTCTTAGTTATGTTACACACAGAGACCCAGAGATTCAGTACACAGCTAGAACTCTTGGTTATAGGATGTTTAACCTTCTTAATAAAACTCAAAAAGAAAACCTAGACAAAGTAGATATTATTTCTACAGAAACTGTAGCAAAACTAGCTGGAGTAAAGCCTTCAAAAATTGGCGCGGCAGTTTTTTATGACACCAAAACTCCTGAGTTTAATAAGTTAAGAAAGGATTTAAGAAGAGTTGCTATAGGCTTAAACAAAGATACGGCTACACCTTTTGATGCTATGCATGAAGTTGGTCATATGGTCATTAGGTCTGGCGCATTAAAGCCTGATGAAAAGCAAGCTATAGTAGATTTGTATAGAGGTGCTGATGACATAATTAAAACAAAAATTAATAGTCAGTATGCAAGTAAATATGCGGATTACACAAATGAATCTTTAGAAGATTTGTTAGCCGAAGAATGGTTCTCTGAGCAACTAGCTTTATATATGTCAGAGCGAGTAAGTAAAGGAAACTTACTAAACTCAGTTCTTAATCGTGATGTGTCTAATCTTAAGTTAAGGAACGCATTTGAAAGAGCGATAGATAGAACCGTTGAATATGTAGCTTATGTTGTTAACGGATTGATTGGTAGAAACAGCATTAAACAAGAGTTCAGAAGACTTGTGATGTTTGGCGATATGTTTGAGAAGCCAAATGTTGCTCCTATGTCTGATGCTATAGCTAAGAGCGGACCAGCCTTACACCCATCAAATGCAACCAATGCAGTAAACGATTTAGTTTTAAGTTCTCCAGAGTGGAGACTAGAAAAGATAAAAGAATTTACAGGAAATGGATTAGGATACAATCCTAAAGTAGATTCGATTATAACTTTCTATCACGGCACACCTAACGGATATGCTTTTAATAGAGCAGACAATCCAGATGTTGTCTTGAACCCAAGTGTTAATGGTTTTTATGGACCGGGGGTTTATATATCAGACAACCCAAGTGTTGCTAGTCAGACATACGCAAAGAAGCCAACTCCAGAATCTCAACACAGAGCTATCATGGAGAGTAATAATACAGATGAAATAAAAGAAGAATTAATTTTTGAAGTTCAAGACTTACATGATGTAAGAAAAGAAATATCTGCTAAGAGAAGGGCTTACTATCTTGAGAATGTTGGAGACCAAGACAAGACAAGACTATCTGTATTGAAAAAAGAATTAGATGAGCTTGTCGAAATGGAACAGGCTTCTTTAGACAACCTAACTAAGCACGGCATTACAACTGACCCACTGGTTATTCCTTTATATGTGAATGTCCAGAATCCTGCCGACTTCCAAAAGAGTGCTTCTTATAATATATCTGATGGATTGGTAGGCGCAGTATTAGAATACTTCCAAGCCACAGACAGCATTAAACCTAAAGCTATAAGAGAATTTTCTGATAAGTTATCTAACCCAACAAACGGAAGAGATACATATTTAGCTCTTACTCAACTCCTTAGAGATTCTGGCAGAGGTATGCATCAAGCAAAGACAGAACTTAATGGAGCATTAGAAGACTTGGGTTATGATGGAATTATAACTACACACTTCAACACAACAAATGTTGATGGCACTCCTAAAATGAGAAACCAAGAAACATATGAAGGAGACTTCGTAAGTCATAAAGGCGTCTTGGTTTTTGACACAGCTAATGTAAAGCATGTTGACGCGGCTGAGTTTAATGAGGCAGACGCAAGACTTTATCATTCCCCAGAAGCTGGTATTCCTAAAGCTATAAACGGTGGAATAATTGAAGCAATGATGGCTGAGAAATTAGGCGGTCTTGATGCAATTAATCCGGGGCTTATTGGAGAGTCAGTAGAAAAAGCTGGTGGCGACTCAAGTCTTAGTGGCGCAATGATGTCTATGATTAAAGGCAGACAGCTAAACGCAAATGAAGAACAGGCTCTTAAGGATAATTCGGTTGGTAAAATTTTCTCTTCTCAATCTGGAAGAATGAAAAGAATGGGTGCTAACTGGATAGCCGATTGGTACAAACAGCACTTCTCAGATGTACAGCAGAAATTTGCTGGTAAGTTTTTCCCAATACAAGAAAAGTTAAGGAAACTTCCAGACGCTCACGGAAGAATAAACTCTTGGTACAGAAGAGGTCCAAGACAATTCTTTACTCGTGACACACAGCCTGAAAGTTATCAAAGAATAGTTAGAGCCTTAAGGAACGGTGATGGCTCAAGACAACATTCTGCTTTAAGTAAACAAGAATTAGAAATCTATGATGATGTAAGAAATGCTTTTGAAACAGAGCATCAATCTTTAACCCAAGCTGGAATTATGGTGGGAAGAAGAGAAAATTATTTACCTCAAGTCTGGAACAAAGAAGCTATAGATAAGAATAGAGGTAAATTCTTAGAAGGTATGAGGCAATACTATATAGATGAGCAAGCTGGTTTCGGTAAGATGGTTAATGAAGCAGACGCTCAAGAGTTTGCTAGAAGGATGTATGAAACTTTAGCTGGTGAAGGTTCAGATGGTGTGTTTATTCCTCATAGAGGAGGTTCTCGTAACCCAACATCAGACGCCATTGATTACAACCGAGTTATAGAGTTAGAAAAATACCCTAACCATATGGCTAATATGGAAGAGTTTCTTGAGCATGACTTAGAGTTCTTGCTTACTAAGTATTTTGAGGGAAGCTCCAGAAGATTAGCTCATACAGAAAAACTAGGTATAAATTCCCACGCTTGGTATGACTACATGCATGTTGCTGAACATGGTAAATCTGGCATAGCAAAATTATTGTCAACACCAAGAGAGTTTACTTGGAATAAATATGGTTTAGATTTAGACGGCAATATGACTCAGTACGATTTAACCGATACTGTGACCATGCCTTTCTTGAATAGAGAAGGTGAGGCTAGTGCATTTGTTGATGGTCTTGTCGAAGAGTATCAAAGACACGGAATAGCTTCTGCTAGAAAACTTCTTATGGATGTCGCTCCTGTCGATAGTTCTGGTATTCCAACTGAAGGCTATGTAAAGAGAGCCGAAGCAATACTAGGCGCACTACAAGACTTTAAAGGAGATAAAGCTCCTAGCTGGACTAATGAAGACTTTAGATTTATGGACAAGTCTTTAGCGGTAGCAATGAAGAAGCCACAAGATGCTGATTACAACAGAGCATTAATGAAAATGTCTAAGACCGTAAGAGGTTTTAACAATATATCATTATTAGGATTTACAACTCTTACATCTCTTGGAGACCTTGTGTTACCTCTTATTAGGTCTGGCTCAATGCAAGATTATGTTAAAGGTTTAAGTAAGTGGGCGAGAGACCCTGACTATAGGCGTTTCATGTATAACACAGGTGTTGCTATAGAAAACATTCTGCATGAAAGACAGCTTTATATGTATGGCGGAACAGGTAGTAAGTTAAGTAACGCCTTCTTTAATACAACATTACTAACTCCTTGGACGGATTTAAACAGAAAGTTCGCTGGCTCAGTAGGGTTTGAATCATTCAAGACCATGCAGGCAAAAGCTAATAGACATTACAATCCTAGAGTATCTTTTGACAAACAAAGCGTTGAATACAAACAAGCTCATAGGTATTTAAAAGGATATGGTCTTGAGAAGTTTTTACCAGAAGGTAATGAAGGTAAAGTGTCTTTAGATTCTACTGAAGCATTGACAAAATTTGCAGATGATAAAGAGTTAAGACAAGCAATAATAAGATTTGCTGATGAATCTATCTTCCAGCCGAATCAAAATGACATACCTTTGTGGGCGCAAACTCCTTGGGGCGCAATGATATTCCAGCTTAAGTCTTTTACATTGATGATGCAAAAGATGTCTTGGGATGTATGGAAAGAAGCTATGAAAAAGGATGGGCGAAAGGCTCCTCTTATGTATGCGTTAAGTGTTGGACCTGCCTTTGGTGCTTTTTCTCTAGCGGCAAAAGATACAATACAGCTTAGAGGTGGAGACACAGAAAGAGAAGCTGATGTAAGAGTTAGGAACGCATTAAAGTTTATGGGTTATGACGAAAAGATACATGGCAACGAGCATGATGTCTTAGGTTGGTACATGGAAGGCATAATGCATATGGGTGGTCTTGGAATTTTTGGAGAGCTTGCGCATAACGCGGCGACCCAAGCAGACAACGGAGCTTATGGGGTTAACAGACTTATGTCTAACATTGGCGGTCCTTCTGTAGGTCTCTTCCAAGACTCAGTTCATGTCATGGGTGGCGTGAAAGATGCAATCCTAGGAAGCACAGATAGCAACGCTAAAGAAAGAACTGCGGTTAGAACTGTTGCTACTAGAATACCAATCGTTGGTGGTGTAAGAGATTGGAGAGAAGGTATTACTGATGCAGTAGCTGGAGAACCAACCGGGCGAAAGAAAAAACAAAACGGCTGGGGTTCTGAATGGCAAAAAGGATGGGGTAATAAATGGTAGTTAAATGTCAGATGATGTAAGAATGAGTGATGCTTCTTATGTAAGCATCCCTCTAAAAAATTTAATAGGTTTAATCGTAGCTATATGTTCTGGACTGTACGCATATTTTACAATCAACCAAAGATTACAGACTTTGGAAAACTCAACAATAAATTTAGAAAAAGATATAGACGCTAATTCTATTTGGATTGATGAGTGGGAGTCTGGGGGGATGTTACCTCTTGATAAAGAACAAAATTTATTTATCGAAAGACTGAAAGAAGATGTAAAAGATTTAAGGCTTGAGATGAAAGAAATGAAAAAAGAATTAAATGAGAAAGAGTAAGGAGACTTAACATGAGTATAATAACAACATTAGTAGGTCCAGTAACACAAATACTAGACAAATTTATTCCAGACGCAGATACAAAGAACAGGCTTGCTCACGAAATAGCAACGATGTCTGACAGGCATCATCAAGAATTGATGATTGCCCAACTGGAAATTAACAAGGAAGAAGCTAAAGGCAACTGGTTCCAGTCGTCTTGGAGACCTGCCACCGCTTGGGTTTGTGTGCTTGGATTCACGGTTAACTTTCTTGTTTCACCACTCGCCGCGCCTTTCGGCGTTCAAATACCTCAAGCAGACATGTCTATTATGATGCCCGTCTTGATGGGTATGCTAGGTCTTGCAGGAGCTAGAAGTTTTGAAAAAGTGAAAGGCGTAAACAATAACCATTAAAGGAGAAGGAGTTTGAAATGTTCTCTTTTAGTAAAAAATCTTTTGAAAAGATGGAGGGTATTAATCCTGAGCTTGAGCAACTGGCTAGAACAGCCATCAGCCTTACATCAGTGGACTTCGGCATTTCAGAAGGTTTGCGTACCATCGAAAGACAAAAGAAATTAGTTGAGCAGAAACGCTCCCAGACATTAAAGTCAAAACATATTGACGGAAAAGCTATAGATGTTTTCGCTGTGATAGATGGCGAAATCTGCTGGGAGATTGGAGTGTATGATGACATAGCAGACGCATTTGCTCTTGCGTCTAGGAGTCTTGGCACACCATTAAGATGGGGCGCGGCTTGGACAGTCAGGGATATAGGTGCGTGGGAAGGAAGTATGGAAGACGCGATGAACTCTTATATTGACACAAGACGCGGTGAAGGAAGAAGACCATTCATAGATGGTCCACACTTCGAGTTAATGTAATGTTTGAGGAAATAAACACATATATGCCCTTGATAGGTTTTGTTGGAGCATTAGTGTTCGCTGTCATAAAACTCTATGTTGATGTTGAGCATATGAAAAAACAAATCACCAGTCTCTTCGACTTATACAATAAAAAGAATTAATCTTTTTTAGCCCAGTAGTTTAATAACAAAACAATAAGTGCGGAGATTCCTGCTATATCAAAATAAGTAAGGGTCATACTTCACAATATATGAACTACTTATTCTGTTCGTCCTCTGGTTTCATATTTTGTGAAAAGGACATAGCTATTTTCCAAGATAATAAAGTTGGTGGGTTACAGTTTGCACAAACTTCTAGATTTAGTTTCTCGCAAACAGGACAATCATTTATCTTCTTCTTCAGAAAATTCTCCTCCTAAAGCACCGTATGCAACTAAGTCTATCCAAGAATCTTGATGGTCTTTTGTGTTACATAGTCTTGCTATCTTTACCCAAGCCATCATCATAGCAACATGTGAGGGGAGTAGTTCTCCATGCTTCTCCATCGCAGACTTAACAATGACATTCCATCCGTCTGCAATTCTCTCGTGATTTAATAATGCTGGTCCATAATCTTTAGCTCTTTCACCGTCTATTAACATAGAGGCGTTGTCTAAAATACTTTTCTTTTTCATATTCATCCCTAAGATTGATAGTATTCCGTATGTTTAAGCTCTAGTTCTACACTATTCTTTAGAGCATCAACAGTTCTAACTTCGTGATTTAGTAAAGATATTTGTTCTCTAATTCTTTTTCTCTTATCTTTAGCTTTTGTTATCTGGTCTTTCCACCATTTGGTATCTTCTTTTATGTCTTGTAATTCTTGTATGCGTTCGCTTATAGAAAGAATTTCATTCTGACTATCTTCTATATCTTTAAGTATGTCGTTTCGAGATTCATTTAACTCTAAGATTTTTTCTTGCAACTCTGTAAAGCTGGTTCCATAATTCATATTCTTATTCCTTGTCTTGAGGTTTAAATTGCTCATACTCGGAACACACTTTCCTTGCCCTTGTGTCGTGCTTATTGCAATGCCACTCTCCATTCTTAGTAGCTTCTGCAAAAACACAGAAGGTACAGTCTGGTTGAGGAGTAACTTTTTCCCAACAGACACTTCTTTTAAAGCAACCTCTACATCTCCAATCAGTTTCGTCTACACTAATCTTAGTTACATTACCGCTTATCGCTCTCTCTATTCTTTCTTTAATAAAAGAAAATTCAAAAACATCAGCCTCAACAATCTCTGCATGATACTCAGAATTGTTTTTGTTGACCGCAATAAATAATGTTGTTGGAATTGAACTTAATCCCATCATCATTTGGCATTGACCGTAATATGATGGGTGAGAAACTTTTACTCCGCTCTTCTTAAACTTAGACCAAGACGCATCGTTCATAGATTTAATTTCTAGGATGCTAACATTATCGTCTACTTCTATAAGACCATCAGTATGACAGACAACATGTCCGCCCATCTCTGTGTATGTGTGTTGTTTTCCAGTAAGACCATCTACTTCATAAACTTGGTAAGTGCCTGATTTCTTTAAGTCTTTAACGACTTCGTCCTCAAGTATATGACCAAGTTTGAAAATTCTTTTTAGTCGAGCAGAAGGCTCATCATTGGGGAAACCCCTTAAGTTAAAAGCAATCATGGCATCACATGGATTACCTATGATAGAAGCACCTATGTATCTTCTGGACTTCTCACGCTTATCTTTTTCGTAGGCTTCATCAATATCTTTGACAACAGCCTCTGCTACTTCTTTTATATTTGACAATGTACATCTCCAAAGAAAAAAGGGGGCTAGGAAAGCCCCCTTCTATTACTTATACCACTAAAATGGTATGTCATCGTCCAGTTTCTCTGGAGTTTCCTTGGTGTTTGCAGAGTCCATTACAACTCCGTCTACAGGATTAAAGTATTTTATCTCTGTATACTGAACACTCTGTCCATCCTTGTTGGTGTATGGTTTACCATCACCGACAACAATCTGACACCTCAGTCCAATGAGAGATTCAACATCATCAGGTTTATCAGGATTAGGATGACCAGACGCAACAAGAAAAGACTTGAGTTGTCTTAGCGCAATCTCCTGAGCTTGCTGACTCTTATGATGGATGTTTAGGTTCTGGCGAATATCACCAAGACCTCCTTCATCTTCAAAAGATAGAACTAATTTTTTATTATTAGTTCCTGATATTGTTTCAATCTTAGCGTCAGTACACTTAGCAGTATACTTTCCGACAGGCAGTCTCATACTTCCGCCACCTGAGTTTTCAACGGCGGTAAGGTCTAATCCGCCAAAACCATTCCATTCACTCATTATTCTTTTCCTCCTTTAGGTTGAGATTTGGTTTTTGAATTTTCTGCTGGTGCAGACATTCGGGCTAACAGTTCGGTTATATCGTCCACCTCTTCAAAAGGTGCAAGAAGGTTGCGAGGGTCTCTTGTTTTTCCGTGCCACCCAGATACTTCGTCTGTAACTACATATCTACGAACCTTGGGTAGACCGTTATCTGTCTTCTCAGTAGTCCTCACTCCACAAAATACATGGTCAAATAATGCAGGAACATGTTTAGAAACAGATGCTCCCTTAACTAAGACCCAGTATTGTGTGACATCATTTGCGTCCTTCTCTTCTTTAGCAAGGGCAGACACATATACATGGTACGGTAGGTCTCTAACCCACTTCAATGCACCAAGCATTAGTCTGTTATAATCTCCCCATAAGGCAAAGTTGTTACCTCCCTTATGCTCTTCTTCGAGTTGCTCGATAAGACGCTCAGACATTTCTGTTAATGAATCTATTGCAATCCATTTGTAACCTGCTGATTTAAACTCAGGAGTATTAAGCATACCTATAATACCTTTGAAAGAATAAACTCCTTCATCAGGGTTATGCTCTTTGTCCCAAGATGTAAATGGAAGATAGTCAATATCCACATCTTCAACAGATTTTAAGCCAGCCTCACCAGAAATTATGAGACCTTTTCCAAAACGCTTTTGGTAGAACCTACACTGGTATGTTTTGCCCCAACCATGATGCGCATATAGCAACACCTTGGTTGGTCCACCATGAGTTATATCACTCGTGTTCATAGTCTTAAACATTTTTTGTCACCTTTATTCGAGGGTTATTAAGTTTACGAGTCAGAGCGGGTTTAACTTTCTCTCGCTCCTCAGTTGGAAGTTTTTGAAACTTCCTTTTATCCACAGATAGGTTTCTAGTCACCCACTCTGGAAGTTCTTCTTGATTAAAAATTTCTTCAAGAAGTGTTTTGTCCCACGACCACCTCTCTAGGCGGTTACAAGTGACAGTAAAGTTTTCGGTTGAAACTGAAATCTCTCCTGCTTCTTCTGGGAAATAAGTGCCAAGCTCTGCCTCCATCCGTGCAATCTCTTGCGCGTCTTCTTCAGACCTTGCCTTTAGAGCGAATAACCTTTTGGCTAGTTCGTTCATAGCTTTGTCGCGTTTTGTTTTAGCCTCCTCTAAATCATCCTCTGGCATAGGAACGACAGCACCATGCCTTATGGTCATACCCTTTGGTATTGATAAAGATTTAGAGGGGGAAGACGGTTTGGGATTAAATTCAGTCCAAGCCGTGTCATCGGTTTTTGCTTTCATAACTGCTCCTTTCAAATTAGCATCAGCATTTAACGAATGATGTCTTTACATTAAAAGAGTTTGTAGTATACATTATACATTCGTAATTACAAGTGAAAAAGGAAATGTTAATGAACAAGAGGTTGAATATTAGTAGACTAATCGAAGACCTAGGTGGAGTTTCTTCTGTTGCAAAACTTGCAGGAGTAGTGAGAACAGCACCATATGGTTGGGTTAATAGACACTATCTATCGTCTCCTGTTTTGGAAAAAATAAAATCTGCACATCCTGAACTTGACCTAAACTCTTACTTTGAAAATGAACTGATGGAGAAAGCAAATGTCCAAGACGAAACTGGAAGCGGCTCTGGAATATCTGGAGAACGGATGGTCGATAATACCGATTAAGCCTAAAGGTAAACGCCCTGCAATTAGATGGGCGGAGTATCAAAACAGGCAACCTACCGAAGAAGAAGTTACACAGTGGTGGACTCAATGGGAAGACTACGACATAGCTCTCGTTACTGGAGAGATAAGTGGTGTTGTTATTGTTGACTGTGATAACGAGGAAGCAAAGCATGCGGCTTATGATGCAGGCATGCGTTCACCTATAACTGTTAAGACCAAGAGGGGTCTGCATCTTTACTTTGAACATCCGAAGGATGGGATAAGAAGAGGTCCAAGGGCAGGCGTAAACTCAAGAGGTGATGATTGGTTAAAGGTTAACGGATTAGATTTCAGAGGTGATGGAAGTTACGCACTACTACCACCATCAAAAAATTATTATTGGGATTATGCTCAAGATGTTTTTGATTTGGCTATGGATATGCCTATCTGGAAAGATTGGAAACCTAGTTATCAAGCACCCACATTTGCAGGTGAATTTACTTTTTCTGAATTAGATTTGTCTGGAGTAAATCCTATAGACCCAGATGAGTTTTTATCTGAGTGGGATAGGACTGCTAAGTATGTAAGAGATTCATTCCCTAATAGTCTTAAGATACCCAGTGGTTTGGGGAACGGAAGAAACGAAAGGGTGATGAGGCATATATCAGAGAGCATCAAGGAAGGATACTTTGGCTCAGAGTTGAGGGTTAGAGGTCACGCATTTATGCGCGAGTTCTTTGAGGAAGTATTAGATGAGAGGGAGTTTGAGGCAACTGTCTCTAGCATGGAGCAAGCAGAAAAAAGAAATCATCCTAATCATTTTAATGATAGGGGTGAATTTTTACTGTCTCCTCAAGCACCTAGCAACGCAGAGGTTGATGAAAACAGACCAAGAAAACTAATACATATGAAGGATGCTCAGACACTATTAGATGAGTCTATGGCAAAGACCTATCTTATAGAGCCTTGGCTCCCTGCTAACACGATAGTTCAAGTTTTTGGATTCAGTGGTCATGGAAAATCTTTGTTCGTCCAGCATGCTATGACAGCCTTGTCGTCTGGCAGAAAATATTTTGGTTGTTTTGAAATCGGAAGACCAGCAAGAGTTCTTTATCTGGATTTTGAAATGGGTATGGCTACGATAGCAAGACGACTGATGGACTTGCGAGACATACACGGAGACACTCAGGATAGACTAAACATATGGACCCCTTTTGTTGATTCGGTAGAGATAGATTTAAACAAGAGAGAAGGTCTGATGGAACTGCAAAACTGGATAGAATTTTCTAGACCAGATGTTGTCGTGATAGACACTATCAGGTCTGCGTACCCCGGTCTTGCAGAAAACTCAGCAGACGAGTGGGCGAGAGTCAATAAATTGGCGGTGTCCTTAAGGAATAGTGGTCTTAGCGTTATTATGATTCACCACTCAAACAAGCCTAGTGAGAACGGAATTGGTAGAGAAGCAGGAAGTACTAACCAGTTAACCGTCTTGGAGACTCAGATACGAGTAGCTCAAGTCTATCGAGATGAAGACACAGCTAAACAAAATGCGGCTTTGTATGACGGAAACTATGAGCAACCTATCTTCCCACAGCTAGAAGCAAAGCTACCCTCAGACTTTACTCTCTATATGGTTATGGAAATCAGGTATGGGAAAGTCAGAGAGTGGACAGAGCTACATGATAGGGTTCAATGGATTGGCTTTGCATCTAATAACCTTACAGATGAGAAGGTTATTGTGTCTAGCAAGTCAACGAAACAGAGAGCAAAAGACATGGCTTTAGATGGAATGGAACCTCAAGCTATTGCTTCTCGTCTGTCTCGTCCTCTATTTCAGATTCGGAATTGGTTGGAGCTTGATGAGGATTAACATTAATTGCGGTGCGAGGGGTGACGCTTACTACCTTTACCCCTTCACCGAAATGCTTTCGTAACTCATCTACAAGTTCCGCAATCTCTGGATACTTCTCACGATTTTTCTGAGCAGTTTCCTCATATAACTTATTTCTCTGTATCTTGATGTGTTCTGTTCTTGTGACTTTTGGTTTGACAGGGATAGTCTTTTTCTTGACAGGGGCGTCAATTTTTTGACTATCTTTTTTCGCCTTCCATGCAAAATATTCTTTCTCTTGTCTGATTTGCTTGTCTGTTTTTTTAGCCATTCGGTGTGTATAAAGGGTGATAAAACTACTCAGGAAGATAACTTCGTTATCGAGTTAAAACAGTTCCGAGACAACCGCCTACGGCGGATTGGCTCGTTCTCTGTTAGAAAACTCACCGTAGTTTTATCAATTTTTTACGCAAACATCAAGGTTTTTGTTTGTGTTTTTTCTGTGTCTAACTTATATTACTTTAAATTTTTTAGATGGAGGGCTTCACATTTGCCTAAAGTAGTTCGTGTAAAAGACACGGACTTGAACTGGCTCCGAGATAACCATAACAAACACTCTTACACAGACATGGCAGAAAGGATAGGTTGCTGTGTCGATACCTTAAAACGAATCCTAGTCAGGGAGGGACTTCAGGAATTTGACGGCGCAAAGTACCAAGTGCGTAGAGATTTCAGTGGCAAGACATGGGTAAGACCATGTATGTCTTGTGGCGACACTGAAGAAAGACCAAAGAACTGGTTCTTCTGTCGTCCATGTAGAAAGAAAATGGGATACGAGGATGTATGAGTAACCCTAGAAAACAAAAAGGAGATGGCTACGAAAGAGAACTAGCCCGTTACATTAACGAGAAGACAGGACTCCAGTCTTTTCGCGCACCGTTATCTGGCGGTGGAACCATTCACAAACATTCAGGTGGCGCAGACCTATTAGCCACACCAAATTTATTTGTCGAAGCCAAGCGAGTGGAAAGACTTAACTTCCATGACGCTATGCGACAAGCTAAGAGGAACAAAGAGACATCACAATCTCCCGAACTTCCTGTAGTTATCAACCGCAAGAACCGCATGAAGACAGGTGATTCATTACTGCTCATCTCGCTAGACGACTTTCTTGTTTTTTATAAATCGTATTTAGAGATAGAGGGAATTATTGACGGAGACTCGCAAATGTCCGAGGTGCAACAAGAAGAAACCGATTAGTTTATTTAACACTCGTAAGGGAGAAGCCTCTAAAAACAGAGGTGATTACGGAAAACCTTACGGATACTGTAAGCCCTGCTCTTCACTCGCTGGAGCAGACACACCTTATAAGTTTTTTTCAAACCTGTGTTCAGGTGCAAAACGGAGATGCAAACATACTGGTCTTGAGTACTCTCTAGACAAAGACGCTCTGCTTGAGATGTATAAACAGCAACGAGGGAGGTGTGCTTTATCTGGCAGAATTATGACTATTATCTGGGGTAAAGGTCTTGTTCCTAGTAATATGTCTTTAGATAGAATAGACAATGATAAAGGTTACACGATGGATAACATAAGACTTACATGTCGTGCGTCTAACTGGATGAGAAATGAGATGTCAGACGAAGACTTAAAGGGTTGGTGCGAAGACATACTAGGTCATTTGGACGACATGTAGCCTTTGTGTACATAATAATAGGCTATGAAGACATCAATAAAGAAATTATCTTGGGATGAAAACGCTGTATTAATAGCTCAAGAAATCAGGGAATGGTCAGCCAACTGGCTAGAACTTGCGAGCGATACCTTTAATGGCGTTCCTCCCTGTCCTTTCGCAAAGAGAGCGTGGCAAAGTCAGAGGGTTATGATACATGTATCTAGCGATATTCAAGCTGTTAATGAGCTTAAGGCTTTTCACCCACCGACAGAAGACCTTGTCCATATCGTTGCTTGGACTGACTGGAATAATATGTCTGTTACTGATTTTGACGCATGGATAAATGAGCATAACAAGAATCACTTCGGCGTCTGGATAGCTGGCATACACCCAGAACATCCTACGCTAGACATCAATTACCACTTACCTGCCGAGTCCACCGGGGGTTCCCCGGTGTCCCCGGAAGAACACAAGACGCAAGACAAGTTGGCGGCAATCCCAGAAGGCGAAGAATTAATAACGATGGGGGACGACTACGCGGTAATAATTGTGCAAGAATACAAACATCTAGTAGAGATGTCTCAGTTATTAGCTAAGGCTACAGATTACTACAAGGCATATCACTATGACGACTTAGTTGAACTAAAGAAAAGGCAGGATGAATATTATGTATGGAAAGAAAAAACTGCGTCCAGTACTGAAAGTCAGGAAGACTACAGTCAAGAAAAAAAAGCCCTCCACTAAGAGAGGGCGTAGAAAGTAAGGAGGAAAGATGAAAAATTTAATACTACCATTAGTGGCACTCGCTCTCATTGGTTGTGCAGGTCATGTAAATGTTTCGACACAGACACCTGCTAACACAGACCTAGAGATAGTTATTAAGTCTACTAAACACGAACCAAAGGAGTAAACATGAGCCGTATTGCAAAAGATAGAGGTGTTGTTTTTGGTGCTAAACCAAGACGACCCAATACACAAGAGGCGATTTTAGTAACCAATCCATACAGACAGGCGGGCAATTTACCTACACACTTTGGTAAAAGCATTACTGATGGGAACATCAAAGGAAGCACATCTACTAAGGCTTCATATAAACCACTGTATGGTATGAGAAGAGGTCGAAGGACCAGAGGTTAAAATGTTAAATACAATTTTAGAAAAAGCAAAAAGCGTAGGAACCTCACTATTAAATAGTGCAGTATCTCTTTTACCAGAGAGCCTACAAAACAAGACAGCATACATAATCATTGGTGTTGTCTTAGCAATCCTACTAATACTTATTATCTCTTAAAGGAGGTGATAGTGTGGACCCCTTGTCAATCGCTCTTGGAGCATTTAGTGCGATAAAAGCAGGCGCGGAAGCAGGCAAGGGCATTTCGTCTATGGCTGGCGACATAGGCAAATTGTTTGACGCGATAGATGATTGCAGAGACCAGCACTCAAAGAAAAAGAATAGTGTGGTTAATCAGTTTGTATCCCCCAATGAAGAAGCTATGCAGACATTCATAGCTAAACAACAAGCTAAAGATTTAGAAGCACAGCTTAGAGAACTTATTGTTCAGACAAGAGGGTTGTCTGCTTGGTCGGAGTTATTACGGCTGAGAGCCGAAATAAGAGCGAGAAGAAAAGAAGAAGAAAAGGAGAGGGCGAGAAAGGCTAGAGAAAGATTAGATTTAATTTACCTAGGGGGAGGAGTGTTTTTTCTAATGTCTTGTCTTGTCGCCTTAGTCGCCTTTATTCTATACACTGTTTAGCCACCAAGTCATATACTTGTCGGCGTTCTTACCTAACTGAAACCCATTGATATAAGAATTTCTTTCCATAATACCAATTCTTGTCAGTTCTTTTATTAGTCTTGAAGTAGAAGACAGACCTAAGTCAATCTGTTCAGATAGCTCCGACAGATTTGCTTGCTCGTTCTTCTTCCTCAGATACTTCACTATTAGTATCGCTCTCTTTACTTGCTGTTCCTTCATTCGGTGCATCGCTCCCTCGTACTTTCAGGACAGTGCTAGTTACCCAGCCTGCTTCGTTAATACAATTTCTCAAGACATTAAGAATGTAAGATGCGCCTCTCGCGTCTTTAACATTCTCCGTGTAATCTAATTCCATACCAATAAACTCATCGCCCCTCTGCACAAGAGTGCATTGGGCGACAGGTATGAACCTAATTTCCGAATCTTTCTTTTCGTTATCGTTCAATTTAATTTCTCCTTATTTTGTTTGTGCATGTTTGTGACATCTATCTTTATATCTATAATAGTATCTATGATGTCATCGGCTATAGCTTTAGACTGTTCAGCCATATTCTTTTTCCTCTGCTCTATAACAACAATAATATTTTCACAGAGTTCTCTAATCTCAACCATCTCCTCATCGGTATAGGGCAACCTTACTAAGTATTCCCCTCTCTTTTGGTTCGTCAGCATTTCATTTCTCCTTTCTGACCACGAGTTTAAAAATAGCAACGACTTACTTAGACGCCTTGTCTGAATCAATAAGGGAAATTGTTTCGGAAAGGTGAGATGGCGCAAGGTGCGCGTATCTCATAACCATATCTAATGAGCTATGTCCAAGTAAGTCTGCTACCGCTTTAAGACTTGCTCCTTTTTGCACAAGCAAAGACGCGAAGGTATGTCTACAGTCGTGAGGTTTAAAGTCACTAATAGACGCGAGAGCTAGACTCTCTTTAAAGTAAGGAGAAAAACTTTTGTCAGTCCACGCCTCACCCTTTTCGTCTTTGAAGACAAGAGCATTACCTGATACTTTCATGGTAAGGGTATTCAACAAACTAACTAGGTTGTCTGTAAGAGGGACTGCTCGGACATGCTTCTTCCCTCTCTTCTTGTATGTAGTTAGATGTGCTTGACCATGCAAGATGTCTTGCTTCCTTAAGTTAAATGCCTCTCCCTTTCTTGCTCCCGTGTAAAACAAGAATGTCAAGACATCGGTTATCGCAGGATGAGAAAATAATAAAAAATCATCCCGCTCCGCCTCGGTTAACCATCTTACTCGTTCATCACTATAAGTTGGTTTCTTCATACGCCAAGACGGAACTTTCCAACCAGAAGATTCGCAATAATTAATCATCGCGTTGAAGGATGTTATCTGTCTGGCTAGAGAGTTAGGTTTTATTCTCGTTCCTCTGTCGGTGAAGTACTCGTTCACCTCTTTCTGGTCGAGAACAGAAATTCTTTCTTTGCCGAACGCTCGCTCAAAAGAACCACACAAATTCGTCTTGTCTGTGTTGCTCCTCGCCTGAGTAGGTCTCCGCAAGTAATGGTTTATCGCATCGCTAACGGTCTCGTTCTTCGGGTGGTCATATTCGCCTACCATTAAGTCAGAAAGAATACCGCGCAGTTTGTGTTCGGCACGAAATTTATCTGAGGTTTTTGTTGATTGGCGAATACGGATTGAGCGTCCGTCTAGGAGGTGCGCGTATCCGCACACATAATATATCTTGTTTCGTTTAATTAATTTTAACATTAATATTGCTCCCTGTATTATTAGTTATACAGCATACAGCAAAATAGTCAAGTGCGACTATAAGTCATTAGGAATTGCACGATTGTGCTTGACTCTGTTTGGGGTGGGTGTATATCAGGCTATGCTTGAAAAATACTTTGATAACCTGATAAAAATTGTCATCTTCATCACTTACTTAGGGTGCTTAAGCGTTCTCGTTTAGCTCTTCTAATTCATTAGTAAATGATTTTGTTTTATTTTTTTTCTTACCACTTCGCTTTGAGTAAGCGCAGACAATATCTGTTGCGCCGTAATCAAATTTGTCGTAAGTAATATAATTACAAACGATTACAATAAGTAAACACAAAGCATTACATGTAATCAGTTTCCATTCGTTCGGCAAAACGAAACCCCCTATCACAAAGCTAGGGGGTATTGTTTGTATAAATTATTATAAAATAAATCTTGAAATTACGATTTTTTTATCCTATAAACTCGCCCTTTCTTATATCGAGAGTTTGAAAATTAAACTCATAAATATAAGGAAGCCAAAGATTATTGTGCAGAACACTAAGGTTCCAACAAAGTTTATTTCTTCTCCAAAGTGTTCGTTCAGCTTGGCTCTTAACTCTGCTCGCTCTTCGTCAATCTTTTTTCTTTGTGCGAATAACTTTTGCCTCTCTGTTTTCATCGCTAGTTCCTCCTCTGTAAACTGTCTCAATTAGTTCTGCGTTCTCATAGTCCTGATTGTCGAGACATAACTCTCCCTCAATAGATAGACCTCCCTCTTGAACAAGAATTGTCTTGGCTGTGTGTTCGTCATCAGCCTCGATGTCATACTCATAAGAACACTTAACACTAAACCTAAATACTTTCTTCGCCATGCGTCTTTCATCTTCTTCTTTGGTTTTACACTTGGCGATTCTTGTAGTTACCATACCCATGTTATTATATACTCCCATCCTTAGACTCCTCTTCAACAGAAAACCATCTGCCGTTTTTTCTAATTGCTTTCTTACCTTTCCATGCATTGGCGACCTTGATTGCTCTCGCATGACTCAGCTTACCTTTATGGTTTCTTTCTTTAGCCATGTCATTCTCCTTGGTCGGCATAGACATATGCCATGTTAAGTTCTTGGTCAAAGTCTATGTTCTCTGCCCTGCAAAAACAGATTATGTCTGCCAAGACATCCTGTATATCAGGTGGGCTATCCTCTTCGTAAAGAGGGTGTGCCTCTATCCACTTTCTAAAGCGGTCTTCTCTTTCTTCTACTGTCATTTTTTCCTCCTATCTGTAATGAGTAGGCTTCCTGTTATTGCCATACCGTTATTGTGTTGGAAGCGTAACACCCTAACTAAATGGTCTAGGTCTGTGAAATCATAGGTCGAACCTTGGGGCAAGACGAGACACTCGACCCCTAGGTCGAGAGTCTCTACCTTTTTCCTCGGACTCATTTGTATGACTCCAAAGGACCATTGTCTTTCATGTGTTCAATGATGTCGTCTATGTTGTCACTCACCTTAATACACTCAAGACCTTTGATGATTACCTCTCCGACATCGTCTAGGTGCATACTCAACTCCTTACCAGACGACTCACCTTTCCATAGAGCAATCCTGTATTCCTTGGGGCTTCTTGTGCCAAGTAACAAGACCTCGTCATTTCCACAGTTCTTATGCAAGTCCTTGATGAAAGACCCCTCAATCTTGAAAGCACCTTGGTAAGGCTTACCTCTACTGTCGGTTCCCTCATTGAGACCTTGAACAGTCTTAATCCAGTAAGGACTCTTCCCTGTAGATTTCCACCTCTTACTCTTACCCTTTGGCACAGACGCCTTTTCGGGAAATGCTTTCCTCCCAAGTATGTCTTCCGCCTGCTCGCCTATTCTTATAATGACCTCTTTCTTTTCTTCTTTATTCAAGCCATTAAACACATTCATTACCATATCAACTGTATTGCTCATTAGAAATCCTCCTTACCATGCAATTTTTTGTTAACTGAAATCCACCTACGCTTACCCTCATCGTCTTCATGCATCATCGCGTCATAGACCATGCGTCTAAACTCTTTCTTGAATCCTGTTGAGAAAGTTCCACCTTTCAAAATGAAACCAACCTCTTCACACATATCCAAGACTTGCATATACATGGTGTCTGTAATTTTGCTGAAGTCATCCAATGAAAAGTTTGTGTATCCCTTAATGGGAACACCAACCTCTCCAATATCACGCATGCTAGACAGCTTCTTATCTGTGCTTGGTCTAGTGACATCGCTATCGAACAGGTCTCTAGACACATACTTAGGTGCAGTCTGTGGTTTGATTCTTGTCTTGCGTGTTATCGCCGGGGATGCTGAAGGTAATGAATCCTCAAGACGACTCCTGTCCCAGTCATCTCTCTCCTTGTCAAAGTCGTCAAGGTCAGAGAAGTCATCATCTTCCCAAGGAAACTTATCGTCAAAAGGAACACCCAACATAGGACCAACATCAACTATTGGCTCATCCTTTTTGAGGTCAACAACCTCGTTGAGTTTCTTCTTGACTAACTTATCTGCTGTATCTTCTTTACTCATATGATTTCTCCTTTAAAGTTTTGTTTAGATTCACGGTTAAGTTCTTCTTGCTCGCTGTGTCCTTTATCTTCTGTGGAAACAGCCCTACTCATCCAACCAAAAGGTATGGTGTAATGTGTTGGAAACACTATCATGTGATATTGATTTGATGTGTTAACCATTCGCTCTTCGCTTGGATAAATCTGTATCGCATCATGTCTTGTGCCTATGAGACGATTCTTGATGGTCTGAAAGTCTTGCCAAGATGTGCAAGGCGTTTTGTCTCTACGCTTAATAGATAGCCAGACGCACTTACCTTTAAGGTTTGGCTGATGAATCATCTCATCTGCGTTAACCCCACGATAAACCAACACTTGGTAAACATCATTGATGTAAACCTCTTGGTCTTTCTCTGCTTCAAGAAGCGACTGCATGGCTAACTCCCATGTCATGTCAGGCATCTCTTCACACATGCGCTTTGCCATAGCTTCTAGTTGTGCAGAGGTCTTGGGAATAATCTCAGCCCTCTCAAGTGGTCCACCTACAGGATGAACCAAGTCTTTCTTCGCTAATCTCTTAGCTGTTTTCTTTTCTGCAAGCTGTTGCTTGCGTCTCTCTTGCCTACTCATACGAGCCTCCTCTCTCATGTTTAAATGGTTTGATGTTAAAAATTTGATGTTCAGGGTGGTATGCCATAAACAACCTTGAGTAATAAGCTATGTAATCATTACTGATTTTGAACTCACTACCCTTGGTTTCTATTTCATACTCCCACCGAATACGATTGATGATGAGCCACGCACTTGTCTTCTTTTTGCCTGCGTCTATCACATCAAATGCATACTTCTCGAATGTGTCATAGACATGAGGGTTATCTTTGTGCCAAGCCCACCATTTAAGTTTCTTGTCGCAGTGTTTTACCTTATCCATGTCGGCGCACCTCTCTTTGTCCAATGGCTATCACCGTGACAGTCACGATAGAAATTCCTATAGCTTTGAACATGACAACTATCGACTCTATCTCCCTCGATATAGTCTCCCCAATTCATCTTGTATTTATCGGGAATCATACGGGGGGGATTAATCCAAACATCATGTTCAGTTTCCTCTCGCATAAGCGAGAGAGGAATTAACTGTTTAGAATATTGGTTTGCCGCGTCATTAATTTCGCCAAAACGGTGTTCCATTTCTTTGGAACAACCTAGTCCATAATCCCATACCCAAGAGTAATGCTTTGGACTTTTGACAACCCAATCAACCATACTGAAATCAATCAGTTGGGTATTGGTTCCTTTCCCAGCTTTCATCTGCTGGTAGTAAGACTCTTCTCCTGCTGTTGCAGAAATCATTATTGATACTGCGTCTTTGAGCATCTTGAAGACATGCTTGTCTGCTAAATACTCGCAAGCCCTCTCAGGCTTATCGTCTAGAAAATAAATATTCATTCTCAACCTCCTTAATAATGTTATAAATTGCGGACACATCTGATTTCTTGATACCTTTATCAGCAATCTTCTTGCCTACAGTTATCCAAAATCTCAGATTACCTTTTCGCTTAGGATGTAATCTCATCCATTCAGTTCGCACCCTAATCTTCCTAGCCTTACGCATTGAGCAAGACCGAGTTATCAATCTCGAATCTCTCTCCTAACAATGCTTTACTCAGCTTATCCATAACCGCACCAGATAAGTCTTCTACTTTGTCTAGCACTACATACTTAGGATAGAACCTAGACACAGCTTTGGACTCAATGCCTATACCAATGATGTCAACACCGTCATCTTCGATAGTCTTAACTGCGTCTCTTGTATGCTGATACAAAGTATCGGTGCAGTTGGTGTGACAGGCGGGGTATCCGTCAGACATAACGAGATAAACCTTTCTGCTCTCGCGCCTGTTCTTTAATTTACCGTAAGCCTTAAGTATGGATTCGCCGTCAGAGTTATTACCGTTAGAGCAGTCTGCTATGCGAGACATAGCACCCTTACAATCGTGTAGTCTCTCTTGAAAGTCTTTGAATATGAACATATCCATACACTCTGTTCGAGACCAAGAACCATTGTAGTAATCTTCTCTCTGCTCTTCCGTTAGTTTCTCCCAAGCCATACTCGATTGGTTATTGAAACCATACACAGAGTAAACACACCCTGTTCTCTCAAGTGCTTCGGCAAGACATATACTAGCCTGCATAGCTAAGGTTGCCCGTGAGCCATGCATACTGCCTGACAAATCAATCAGAACAGTAACAGCAGTATCCAATTCCTGAAGAGGAGACCTCTGTCTAAACACATTGGCACTGCCATTAAACGCACCAACAAGACGCCTAGTATCTAACCTCCCATCCTCTTGGTTGCCTAACCAATCTCTATTCTGCTTGGCAAGGAGACATCTCTCTAGCTTGCGTCTCATCACATTTATTGGACCACTTGATTGGTTGAGTATCCTGTCATACTTTGCAGGACGCCCATGAGATAGGATGCTGTGACCTAGAGTATCGTATGTTCCATACAGACCATGCTCATCGCTCCTGTGATGCCACTTATCAAAGGCAGTAGAGAATGGTCTATAAACTCCACCCCCTGACTTTGATGTGTAATCAGAGATTTCTTTCTGCAAGATAGTGCCGACATCAAAGTTCTCGTAGGTCTCGGATGTTGTTGCTCTCTCTTCTGCACCAACACCGCTCCCTCCTGAATGTTCGCTAGGAGTTTCATCATGTTTTGATTCATGGTCACTCTTCCAATCATCATTACCCTCTTCTCTTACCGAATCATCTCCAACGCTAGATGTCTTGTCGGATTTCTCTTCTCCGTCACCAGAAGAACCGTCTTCGCCCTCACGAGAATCGTCAGATGCACCCTCAATTTCATGCTCTGCTGGCACTGATACAGATTTCGTCTTGTCCTTGATTGCTTCCTTAACCAACTCATCAAACTCTTCCTCACTCATTGGCTTGTCAGAAGAGAATTGATTTCTGATTATCTTGGCAAGAGTAAAGACATCCTTGCTATCCTTACAGGCGTCTAGACCTTTGATGTAGTTAGGTAGTTTGTTGGCAAAATCTTTGGGTAACAGGTCAATACATTCCTGATTGCCCTCTCCACCATAGTCTTTCCTACCCTCCCATGTGAGAGACACAGGACCAATGAACTTGGGGTCTTCAATGCGTTCATCATCCTTGTCTATGCTGTCAAGGAACTCCTTATTGACTGCGCTAGACACAGCCCTAAGATTTTTCTCTGCGCCTGCATACTCAGAAATAACCTTTCGCTCTAACCAAATGTCTTCTAAAGCATTGTTGCATTGGGCAAGTAAATTATCCCTAGCAAACAACTTTTGGTTATCGTGAAGAACACTAAAGTCTGTGTGTCTTACATGCCCTGCCTCATGGTCAACATACCCACGAATTATCTGTTGTTTCTCCACAGGAATATCCTGTGTGTCATCAAGAGTAGGAATCGTGATTGTGTTTCCGTCTGTGCATGCTTGGTCGCCTTGAAAAACCACTTTAACTTTCTCGTCACGACCAAAGATTGTGCTAGTCTTGTTAACCTCATGCTGAAATAGAGTCGATTTCATATTACACCTCCGTCTTGTTGAATACTCTGTCACCAATCGCTTTCAGAACTACCTTGTCCTGAACATTTGCCCTATCCAAAACAACAGTCTCAAAGGCAGACTGAAATGCCTTGTCAGCTTTTGCGTCAGGATAGAACTCGTAGAAAGCAACCACCGCTTTAGCTAATGACACATAACCTCTAGGACTAATCGGTTGGATAACCTCACTAGATTTGAAAGCAACCATATGCTCATCTACATATTGGCTAATCGAATCTAGGTCTTTCTCTTCTAATGTGGGAACACTAGCCTTGATAAGTTTCTTTCTTTGTGGAGAGGTCATGTAAGGAACATTCGCCCAGACTTGGAATCTATCAAGCATGGCTAGAGATTGTGGTCTTGCACCTTGATACATACCAAACTCATCTCCTTGCCCCACAGTATTGCCTGTAGCAAACATTCGGAACATTCTATGTGGCTTAACGACACGACCACCGTCCTCTGTAATCATCAGACCATTACCCTCTAAGGCTCTCTGCATTACATAGGCAATATCAGGTCTAACAAAGTCAATCTCATCAAAGCACCCTATATATGGACCACTCATCATTTGTGGCAGTATTCCATCCTCAAACTTGGAGACAGTTACACCGTCCTCTTGCTTGAGTGTGTCTCTACCAATCAAGTCCATACGAGTAACCTCTGAATCAAAGTTGACTCTCATAAACGGATACTTAAGACACGCGGCAACTTGCTCAACGAATGTCGTCTTGCCTGTGCCAGTATGACCATGCAAATAACATCTTGTGTTAGAGATTATGCTGTAAAGCACTCGTCTTAAGATGTCGTAGTTCCATTGGTAATTGCTGTCTATCTCAGGAACATGAGGATGTGGTGTATCCCACTCATAAACGGGGACATTGAATAGGAATTGATTTTTCTGCCTACCCACATTGAAGACTTCATATGCCTGTTTGACTACGACCTTACCGTTTGGCATATCCTCACTAGAGGGCATGGAGTCTGAGCCACCGCTAACATCTGAACTCGATAATGCAAGAGTGCTTACTCTCTCGTTCAACTTGGCTATGGTGTCGCTCTGACCACTAATCTTATCCCACAGAGCCTTAGTCGTTATGTCTGTGTAGCCTGCGTTCTTCAAGACCATGTCAATCATGTTAGAGCTTGCCTCATCTGGTAAGGGAGCAAACTCTTCAGAAACAACAGGCTTAGACTCGGACACATCTGATGTGTCTTCGTCCAGAGCATCTATCCTTGTGGATATGTCTACCCTCAACTGCCTGCCGACCTGACTAAACACATAACCTCTGTCATACTCAGCACCAAGTTCAAGCATGCTTTCGATAGCAACCACTTTGGTCTTGCTAAGAACATCCTTAAACTCAGACCTAACATCTTCTTCTTCGTAGTCTTGTCTAAGAGACAGGATTACTTGCATGATTTCATCAGTAGCTAGTTCTTCGTATGGATTTCCAGACATAGATGTCTCCTCTTTTGCGGTTGTTGGTGTGTCTAAGGACAAGATGTGTTTTTCTAGTTCGGTCACATCATCATCCTCTGTAAAGGTTGGTCTCCCAAATATGTATCCTGTCGAAGACTTTTCAGACTTGTGTAGATTGTCTGTGTCTGAAAGACTGTCGAGAATCATAAGTGGGTTAACAGGCGGAGTCTTACCGCCTCTGCAATCTAGATGTGTAGCTATAAGAACAAGCAAGGTGGATGTATCTAGACTGTCTCTCAACCCTGAGACTGTTGTGCTAGGGTTGATTTGCCCCTCCCGTGAACCCCAGACAGGACTATCTGCTTTGCAAGACTCAATTTCTGCCTGAGATAGTTCCTTTTCTAGGATAGGAGTAGCTAGTTTTCGTAAGCCTTTGCGTCTATCGACAAACTTAGGCTCACTGAGGACTCGTTGAAGTTCCTCTAAGCAACATTCAAGTGCCATATTTACCTCCGTAAATGGTTAAAGTTAAAATTAAAGTTAAAGCACATTAGGTATGTGTATAATATGCGTTACACCTAATGTCAAATCCTAGGAGTAGAAGTGCATACCACCCCTAGGTGGCGAGGTGAACTCCCAATTCTCTATCTTGGGATACCTCTGTCTTGCCTTTGCGTTGTGCAAGACTAGACAAACACGAATGAACGACTTGCTGTGGTCTTCCTTACAGTATGTGACCACCCCTGATATGTGCATAAAGCACCAACAGGATATGTTGAGGATTGTCTATTCATGTTTGAATACATGGCTCGTCTGCTACGAGGTAGATGACTGTGTCAGCAGTTCTAACAAGATTGGCTAGACACACACGCACTAATAACCTCGCGCAGAAGGTTCGCAGATTAGCTCGCAACTGATTCTCTACGAATTAAGGGTAGTGACCTAGGACGGCTATTACCCACCTATACTCGTCTCCTTTAGTCGTCTGTGACTTTCCACCACAGTGTCTCCACGCACTAGACACTTTTCGTTCGCCATGCGGGTTTTATTGGATTCTTAACTGACAACCGAGACAAATTCTTGTTGGTCTAGCCATGTGTCCTGATAGCACACAGCTAGACCTATTCCGAGTCGGAACAACTCGAAATTCAAATCTCACTATATAAGTCCCTTTCAGGGGAAGCGCAGACCTGCGCATAATGAATTATTTTCCACCATTGGACGCGGTGAAACCTAAAAGTATGGCTAGTCCAAACAATGCAAGCCACACAACTATGAGAATGATGATTGACGGGGGCATTATTCATCCTCCTGCATTTCTTCCATTTCCTTGTAGTATTCGGAGATACCGAATAACTGGTCTATGCGAGTTGGAATCAAGTCTAGTTGACTGCAAGAGTAGGTCTCTTCTCCGTCCTCTTCCGTGTCTAGACCGCAGAAGTCCATAGCACCCTCGAAATAGTATGCGTCTATCTTGAAATTCCACAATCTCATGTGCGCATACCACTCTTGAGGTGGAGACCAAGCTGTGTCGAACTGAACTGTTATGCTCGTGTCAGACATGCTGTGGATTTTGAGGGAGTCGTATCGGACATCCCACTTTGTTCCCCAATTTGCTAGTCTCCAGTCATGCCAGTTAGGGCTATCCTGTGGGGATGATGTTCCCTTAAGTTCGTCTGGCATTGGGTGTGTTGCCTGAAAGAACTCAGGACAGTCGTCATAATTTGCTTCGTAACACACCTGAAAAGTATCCGTGACAGACTCGTTGTCTAGCTTGTCATAGTATTCTTTTCTCGCTTGCGTAACGCTCTTGAGAGCATTGACTAATGGTTGCATGGACTCTTTGTTGTCATGCGATATTGTGGCTATGTTTTCACACCAATTTGGCATAGTTTCCCTCCTTACCAAGATACATCTACATACACGCATTTATCGTCTGCCATAGCACTCTTGGCAAATTCGATAAAATCTCTTGACGCACTAGGCATGCGAGATAATTCTCGTATGTCTCCCTCGTGTAAGATGATTGGGTTGTTGTTAAAAGACTCGCAAGGCTCTGCGTCAGGGTTGATACTGCCTCGCTCATCAAACTTGGTTGCGAAGAACCAAGACAAGCTAGTTTCTTCAAGTCCGTTCTCGTCTAGAGAAAACTCAGGACTGATGTCGCCTGTTTGTATCGTTCGCCACTCGTTGTTTGGTCGATTCTCGCTCGACCATGCGATAAATTGAATGTGCATTAGCACCTCCATTTGCTAGTTGAGATGACTCATCAGAGCGTGGTCTCTCACACCACACTTACCCGCCCGATTGGGCGGATTTCGTCTTAACCCCACTCGCCTGTTGTTGGCTCGTATGGGACAAAAATACATTCGCCTGTTACCCATGTTCCGTCCGCGTAGTAGATTTTCTCTCCACAACCTACTAGCCATTCAACGACTATCACGCCCATGAACAGCCCGAAGAGGACTGTGAACGCGACATAGCCGATAGCCGAAAGTATCGTTCTTGTTCGCTCGTTGTTTACTCGCATAGCTGTCTCCTATTGCGCATGAAAAAAAACAAAAAAACACACAAGCGAGGGCTTGCGCCCTCACTTGCGTCTTGGGAGTTAGGACTTCTTGAGCAACTTCGTTGCAACGCGTAGGAACGCTAGTTGCGCTTGCTCATCCGCGCCTGAGTCGGCTAACTCTTGCGCTAGTGCGTTAATCACGCTCACATCCGCGCTTGGCTTTGCCTTAGCTTTCGGCTTTGCCGAAGCCGTTGGCTTCGCTTTCGCGGGCTTGCGCTCGACCTTTGACCAGTCGCCTGTCGCTCTCGCGAGTATGCGAGTTTCGTCTCCTGCGACCATGTCCGCGTGAAGGCGTGACCACCTTACTCGCTTCGAGGTCTTGGCTTTCGCGCCTACCTGTGTGAGGATTTTCTTCTTCGCAGACGCGGTTTTCGCGTCCACATACGCTTGCGCGCACTGTTTCGCTGATTGTGATTCCATTTGGAACCTCCTGTGAATGTGTGTGCGTTTGAACCCTCCGCACACAGCGAGGGCAATCCGACTTGCTGTCGGCTCACCCCTTAAGTCCCTTCGGGACTACGCGTGGGACGACCTGACCTCGGCTTTGGTGCTAAGTTGCTGAAATGGTTACACTCATGCGCGAAAAACCTATCGAAATCGGTCTTGCGAGCAAGGAACTCAAAACGCCTGCGTCTTGCATACACGCGAGAAGGGCTAAAAATCCCTTAACAAGGGACGGAAAACCTAGGGAAATCAAGGGTTTGCGGGCTTTTGGGACTAGGATATGCCCGATTCTGCGCAGTGGGGGGCGGGGCGTCCCCGCCCGCGTCCGTTTTCGCCAAATCGCCACCTCCCCTACGGCTCTACTAAGCGGAGCAAATTTTGAAAACGCTAGATGAAGAGGATAAAGTTCAGAACTCTGTTGAAATTACATGTGCTACTTGCAAAAAGAAGTTCAAAACTAAAGCAAGCCATAAAGAAAGAAGAAAATATTGCTCAATGGAATGTAGAAAGTTATCACCCAATATTAGAAAGGCTGAAGAAATGACATCACTTGTACAAAAAGAAAAACTAACCCCGGCTGAATCAGCAAAAATAAGAGGTCAAATAGCAACTTATGTAACTGACCAAATAAAAGACGCTCATTCTGTGGTTATGGGAGGCATTGAATGGAACCCAACTCAGGCTAGGGTGTTTGGAATACTTCTTAATAAGGTAATACCAGACTTAAATGCATCGTTTGTTCAACATGAACACACGACAAAGCAAATAACAGAACTATCTAGGGAAGATTTAGAGGCTATAGCTTCTGGTATATCTTCTATAGAAGTAGAAGCATTGGAGGTAAAGAATGAAGATAAAGAATCAGGAAGCTGACGCACTTGAAACAAATATAACTGTCCACGATTTCGGAAAAGCTATGTCGCAACTTAACTTAGATGGCGTTCCAGAGCATAATAGAAGCAAAGCCATAATGGACCATTTAATGAAAGTTATGGCTGACACAATTAAAGACAAAGAGCAGGCTCAAATAATCCATATATCCAGACTAATGAGGAATAAAAAGTGACTCCTAAAAAACTACAAGTTAAATCCAAGTATAACGAGTTTGATTTAGATGAAGATGGCATTGTTACAGATGATGAGATAGCTCGTTCTAAAGAGATGGTAGATATAGAGCTTCGTGAGGAAAAATCTGAAGCACAAAAGATGATGGCTTGGTTGGCAATACTTATTATGGTTGTAGTAACCATAACTTTGTTTACCCCTATCATATCTGATGAGAGAGTATCTGCTCTTTCAGACTTACTTGGCTTATTCTATTTCTCTATGTGTGGAATAGTTGGAACATATATGGGAGCTACTGCATTTATGCATAAGCCAACGAAATGAAGAAAGCAAAATTATCACAAGCTCAGGTAGCTAAATACCTATTAACGCTTAAAGACGCCCAAGACGGATTCTTAGGATTTGTAAAACTAATTTATCCAGAATGGGAAATAGCTGACTTTCAGTTAGAGCTAATAGACGCCCTAGATAGACTAGAAAAAGGTTCGCTAGACGCAGACAACCTTTTAATAACCATGCCGCCAAGACATGCAAAGTCTACATTCTCTACAATGCTGTTCCCCTGCTGGTATATGGCTAGGAATCCTAACAGATATATTATGTCTTGCTCATATAACAGCCAGCTTGCTACAGACTTTGGTAGACAAGTTCGGGGAATCATAGAGCAGAAACAAATTACACAGGCATTTGAAACATTTAGACTTTCACAGGAGTCTAGAGCGGCAGATGTATGGCGAACTGAAGAAGGCGGTGCGTATTTTGCTGTTGGCGTAGGAGGTACAACATCAGGTCGTCCTGCAAACTTATTAATAGTGGATGACCCTATCAAGTCTCGTGAGGATGCTGAGTCTATGACCCAGCGTAACAAGACATGGAACTATTACACATCAGCATTAGCAACTCGTCTTCAGCCAGAGCATGATGGGACAACGCCTAAACAAATAGTAATCCTAACTCGCTGGCATCCAGATGACCTTGCTGGGCGTCTTATGGATACAGAAGACTGGAAAGAAGGCAGATGGAAGCACATCAACTTTCCAGCTATAAAAAAAGTTAAGTCTGGGAAAATATCAAGACGGCATTTAGAAGAAGATGACCCCAACTGGGTGACTCCAGATGAGTTTAGAAATCTATCCCACAAAAAGAGATACATAGAAACAGAAAAAGAAGAATCCTTATGGGAAGAACGCTTTCCTTTAACAGACTTAAAAAGAAGAGAACGCTTAAACCCACGAGAGTTCGCTTCCCTGTATCAGCAACAACCATACATAGAAGGGGGTAACTTAATAAAAACAGAATGGTGGCGAAAGTACCCAGTAGATTTATCTCCAGAAAATTTTGTCACTTTAGTTATAGGGGTTGATACAGCGTTCAAGAAAACAGAAACAGCAGACTACAGCGTTGCTGTAGTTGCTGGAATGGATAAGAACGGAGACATATACCTTGTTGACATAATGCGAGGCAAGTATGACTTTCCAGAACTTAAACAAAGAATAATAAGACTTAATAATGTATGGCGAGGCAAAGGTCTCCGAGGTATGTACATAGAAGATAAAGCCAGTGGTCAATCTCTTATACAAGAAATGAAAAGAGAATCTGGCGTATCTGTTATTCCATATAAAGTGAATACTGATAAAGTAGCAAGAACAAATACGATTCTCCCTCTCATAGAAGGAGGTAGAGTCTTTATTCCAGAAGAAGCACCTTGGCTCGATGCGTTTATAGATGAGAGTGTTTCTTTTCCAAACGGCAACCATGACGACCAAGTGGACGCCATGACTATTGCTTTAGATGTTTTATCTAGAACTGCTGTCTCTCCAGACGCATGGGAAATGCATGCAAACCCACAGCTATCTTTGAATAACAACAGGGATAAAGATTTGGGTAAATCATTAGCAGACACAGTTAAGAAAGCAAAAGCAACATGGCAAGGCTGGGGATTAATGTAAAGGACGACCAAATGCATCTCAACGGTTATCTTTACACATGTAATTATAGGTGGGCATTAATATGGCGGAAATGAATAGTAGCGCAGGCTATCGTAATGCAGAGTACACTGGTAGCGATAGAGAAGGGATTATTGTTGATTTATCTGAGTATGCTGAACAGCTTGTGAATTATGATGACATCTCTCATTTATTAAATGATGAACAAGAAAGAAGAATCGTAGATTATGTAAAGTCTATGATGGACATGTCTCATGGCAAGATTCAGAAAAGGTATCCTCATTGGAAAGAGGCAGACCGCGCACACGATGTATATGTGCCACCAGATGCAACTGAGTTCCGAGAAAAAGCAGTTATTGCTGATACTCGCGCAATCAGTGATACAGTTCTTACATATCTAATGGCGGCTTTGGGTGGACGAAACCCAATGTTCCAGCTTGAAGGTTTAAATAGAAAGTCTAGAGAGTCAGCTTTAATACTTGAAAGAGTTCTTCATCAACAAATGAGAAGGACAGCAGGAGAGGCTCGTCTTGCACAACTTCTACTTGACAGTATTAGATATGGCTTTGCTCCTACAAAGGTTTCTTGGGACGCTAAGACTAACCAAAACCAATTAGTTAATTTCGACCCACGAAGATGTTTCCCAGACCCAAGAGTTAATTGGGGTGATTGGGACAACATGCAGTTTATAGTATTCGCAGACTATGCCTCTTTCAACTCTCTGGTAAATACAGGGCTATACCCGAAGTTGAAAAAATTTCCAGCCTTAAGAAAAAGGATGTCACCACCTAGACAAGGATGGAACGCACACCATTGGCATAGGGATGAGGGAAGGGGTCTTTCTATAGACCCCGCATCTCCTAATCAAAGAGAGCGAGCAGACCATGCTTACTTTACTCTTGGAGATTCCAGAGTTGTAGATGAAGCATGGGTAAAGTTAACAGGACATGAAATAGGTATACCTAGCATTGAGCAGATATATCTTGTTGTAACCATCATGGATGAAAATGTTTGCATTAGATTACAATTAAATCCATATGGTCAGCAGTTCCCAATAGTTATAGGAGGTCTATACCAAGACGCCCATAAAACTTATGGTCAATCGCTGTATGATTTAATTCTTCCTATGCACGATATTGCGACTTACCTAATGAGAAGTCGTATAGATAATATTAGTGCCGCTTTGAATAATCTTATTTTTGCAGACCCGACTCAGGTCTCCATACCCGATTTGATTGACCGTAATCCTTGGGGAATTGTAAGGACATTACCGGGAACCAAACCGGGCGATGGAGTTTTTATAGCTCAAGTTCCAGATGTAACCAGAGGTCATTTCCAAGACATAGCTCAAATGGCTGAACTAAAGCAAAGAGTCAGTGCGGCTTCAGATGCGCAACAAGGTATGCCTACAACTGACGGCATAAGAACCGCTACTGAGATTTCAAGGTTAACACAACTTGGTTCACAAAGACTAGGAGTCCTATCTCGAATAATGTCAGCTACTACAATCCGACCAATGGTAAGGATGATGGTTGCAAACATACAGGATTCATTAAGTCTTGAAGGTTCTATAAAAATTGATTCATCTAATATGCCAAATCAGTTAGAAAGTATGGTGAAGGATGGATACCTTGATTACGATGTTTCTAAAGATTTGCAGGGTAATATTGACTACTTGGTTATTGATGGAACTCTTCCTTTAGAGCCTACAAGAAATGCCGAGTCGTGGATGAATATGCTCCAAATTATGAACCAGACAGGTTTGAATATGGAGTATGACGCAGGTCAAATAGCTGAGGAAGCAATCCGAGCTATGGGTATTACAGACCTAGACCGATTTAGAGTAAGCCAAGAGAAACTACAGCAACAGGGTCCAAGTCCTTCTCAACAAATGATGCTTATGGAAAAAGCAAGAGGGGCATCAGTGAGACCAGAAGGGCAGATTAATAATGAGATTGAAAAAGGAAACCTCATACCGATGTCTGAAGCGAGAGGTGCTTAATGTCGAAAAAGATTCTAGAAAAGAATGTGTCACCAGCGATAGTCGCTTATGTCAATGCGACAGTCGAGCAAAGCATGAAAGAGCTACAAGACTTAATCCTCAAGTTGAAGGAAAACGAAGGTGTAGTTGCAGGCGTTCAGAAAGACATGGTGCAACTAAGCCAATCTGTAGATGCGGTAAAAAATAGTATAGACACAATAGCAATACGCACAAAAGAAATAATAGACGCGAAACTCGGCTCAGACTCTAGTGTCAATGAAATTTTTAAAGAAGAAGTAAAAAAAGAAATAGACTCAATGTCCGAACAAGTTTCTAATTTCCAAATCTCTGTTGATGAAATGACAAGCAAGCTCCACAGATATTTTGAGAAGGAGAAATACAGTATTACAAAAGGAATCATTACAGAGATAATAAATGAGGAGAAATTGAATGGCTCAAACTAGACCTATTGGTGAACAGCTACGCTTCTTGTCCTCTAAATCAGGGGACCACATCCTTGATGATTACCTAGAAGCGGCTGAGAAAGGAAACAGAACTCTCTCAGATATGCTGGGAGATTTATTCAATAGTACTACAGGCGTATTTAGAAGTGACTTATTCCAGTTTAGAGAAGACCCAAGTAATCCGGGCTACTTCCAAGTAAGGGTAGGGCAGTTTGTAAACGCAGACACTGGCTGGACAACAATTACATTTACTGATTTTGCTCAATATGTAGCAGACGCATTAGCTTATAAGAACGCGGCAGAAACAGCCAAGACGCAAGCTCAAGCGGCTCACACAGCCGTTATGCCAATACTTAACAGTATTGATAATGTAAACCTAGTTGCTGGAAGTATTACGAATGTAAACACAGTTTCTGGTCAAATTGCAGGAACAAAAACTTATACAGTTACAGCGTCTGGCGGAGAATTTTATTTAGATGGAGTAGCAAGCCCAGCCATAGAATTTAAACGAAGTTGGACATATACATTTGATTTATCAGATTCTTCTTTATCTACGCATCCGTTTAGGTTTTCAAATAACGCAAATAATAGTCCTGCGTCCCAGTATACAAATGGGGTCACAGTAACAGGAACTCAAGGTACAACTGGAGCAAAAATAGAGATTGTTGTAGCTTCTGATGCGCCTAATTCTCTTCACTATTATTGTACTGCTCACTCAGGAATGGGTGATTCGATAAATGTAAAAGACCACAACTTAGATTTATTAGCCTCTATAGACACAGCGATAACAACAACAGCAAGCACCGTTGCTCCTTCAATAGGCAATGTAAATATAGTTGCAACCGATATAGCTAATGTAAATACGGTTGCTACAAATATAGCTGATGTAAACACAGTCGCGGCTGACACTGTTAATGTAAATAATGTTGGCGGTTCTATCGCAAATGTAAACACTGTAGCTACAAACTTACCAGCAATTAATACAGTAAGTGCTGGAATAACGAATGTAGGAACGGTTGCCTCTAACATTAGTGATGTCAATGATGTTGTAACAAATCTTTCAGACATTACAACAGTTGCCGCTAAGGTTGGTTCAGGTCAAGACATAACAATCGTAGCTTCAGGAATTGGCAATGTTCAAACAGTAGCCACAAATATTACTGCTGTTAATACTGTCGCAACAAACATTTCAAAAGTTACTGAAGTAGCTAACGATTTATTAGAGTCGTTATCTGAGATAGACACAGTCGCAACAAACATAGCAAATGTTAATACTGTAGGAACAAATATATCAGCAGTAACAAGTCTTGCTAATAATGCTAACTGGTCTTCTGTTGTAACTGTTGGTAACAGTATTGCAGATGTAAATACATTAGCAGGTATAAATTCAAAAATATCCGCATTAGCGGATATTGAAGACGGAACAACAGCAACTAATGCTTTAACAGGTCTTCATTCAAACTTAGCGTCTATTACACCTCTTGGCGCAAATATAGCTAACATTGTTACTCTCGCTAATAGCATATCAAGTGTTAACACTGTTGCTAGTGATATAGCCAATGTAAACACAGTAGCTCCTTATGTAGGAACTGGTAACGATGTGACATTGGTGGGGCAATCTATTACTGATGTTAATAATGTTGCGAGCAACTTAAATCACATTCAGACACTATCTGGAATTTCTTCTGATGTTACAACGACTGCTAATAATGCGACTGCTATAGCATCAATCGGAACAAATATATCTGGCTTAAATACTATCGCCTCATATATGACACAAATACTTCAAGCTGACGATTATGCAGACGATGCAAAAAAATATGCAACGCACGGGGTTAATTCCACATTTACAGACAGTGATGGAAATATTGAATACTCAGCAAAACACTATGCCGCAACTGCACAAGCGGTAGGTACTGCCTTCACAACAATCTTAGGTGATGAAAGAACAAGTGGCGATACGGACGACATCACGGCAGATAATGGTGCAGACTCATTACAATTTTATGGACTTGGAGGAGCAAAGGTCAGGACTGACCAAAACTCAGATGCCGTATATATAGACTCAAGGTCTGTAGCTATGGCGGTAGCTTTAGGATAAAAATATGGCGGCTTACAATTTTAAAAATGCTACATCAGACGCAATAGGAACGACAGGGACAGATGTATATACTGTTCCTTCATCAAAGAAATCTATTCTCATAGGTTGTGCTGTTTCCAACATAACTGGGGCATCACTTCCTGTAGAGGTGAAGCTCATAAAAGCAGACAATACTGTCATTCACTTAGCACTTAGCACAAGGGTTAAAGGCGGGACGACACAAGACTTCCTCAGTGGTAAAAAGTTAGTGTTACAAGCTGGAGAAAAAATAAATGTTAGTTCCAAAGTCGATAACAGCCTTGATTGTGTCGTGTCAGTATTAGAGGATGTTGATTAATGTCTGAGCCAGCGAAGGGAATATACACAGGAACTGCACTAGCGGATAAGACTTTTTATGGCTTTAAGCTAGATAATGCAACTGGAGACTTAACAGTAGAAATCATCAATGATGGGACGACAACTGTGGTACTTCCAGACGAGAATATAACCGACCCTACAGGGTATAAAACTTATGTGTGGTCTGAAGACACTTTCAGATTCACAATTAACTCTTCGGGTCACTTATTATTGGAGATGCTATGAGCCAGATAATAGATTTAGGGAAGCTGAGATTTCACTTCGCAGGCGCGTATGACGCCGCAACAACATACGAAGCCAATGACATCGTCAAGTATGGCGGTAATGTTTATGTTTACACATATGGATTAAAACAGTCAGGTAAAGTACCAACAGACCCAGCATATTGGGCATTGATGGTAGAAGGTTTCCGTTTTATTGGAGATTACTCAAACAGTGCCAACTACAGAGTTGGTGATGGTGTAGCTCATGGTGGTAAAGTTTACATTTGTATTCTAGACAGCACAGGCAACACACCACCTAACGCCACATACTGGTCACAATTCGCAGACGGAATACAGTGGGAAGGCACTTATGATGCCGTAACCGCTTATCAAAAAGGCGATATGGTTCAGTATGGTGGTAAATCAATATACATAGCAAAGCTAGACACTACTGGAAATGTTCCAACAGACACTACTTATTGGGAAGTAATGCTAGAAGGTATTGGTGTAGAAGGCGTCTACAACAATTCAACAGCTTACGGAAAGCATAGTGTTGTAGCTTACGGAGCAAGCACATATATAGCTATCCAAGACACTACAGGAAACTTACCAACAGACACAGCATACTGGCTGAAGTTTACTGGCGGTGTAAAAGCTAGAGGAGATTACAATGGCTCCACAGCTTATGTCCCAGACGATGTAGTTATTTATGGAGGTAATACCTTCAGAGCTAAAGTAGAAACAACAGGAAACGCTCCTACATCTACAACTCATTGGGAATTATTTGTCCCCGGCATGGCTCACGCTGGAACTTACCAAGCGGCAACAACATACAAAGTTAACGATATTGTGTCTTACGGCGCATCATCTTTTGTGTGTACAGCAGAGACAACAGGTAATGTTCCAACAGACACATCATATTGGTCACAGCTAGTAGCAGGTAATGCATTTAAAGGTGCTTACGATGCGGCAACAGCTTATGTGTTAAATGATGTTGTGTCTTCTGGTGCAAACCTTTACAGATGCTTACAGCCAAGTACAGGCAACGCAGTATCTAACGGAACTTATTGGGCAGTATATCTACAAGGTTTCGTTGCTGAGGGCGCATATAACAATACAACAGCTTATACATTAAACGATTTAGTTTCCTATGGTGGTTCGCTTTATAAAGCTAAACAAGACACCACTGGAAACCTCCCTACAGATACGACCTACTGGGACTCTTTCATAACTGGTATAAAGAACGAGGGGACTTGGTCCACTACAACTGCATACGAACCCGGAGACATCGTATCTCATGGGGGTAACTCTTATAGATGTCTTGTAGCACATTCTTCTGGAACATTTGCTACAGATTTAGCGGCTAGTAAATGGGAGCTATTCGCTGGTGGTATTAGGTTTACTGGAGCATGGGCGACAGCAACAGATTACATAAAAGATGATGTTGTTACTCAAGGTTCTTCAACCTACATAGCCGCTTCTACCCACACTTCTGGTACATTCGCAACAGATTTGGGCGCAAGTAAATGGACACAACTTGCGGCTGGTGGGTCATATGTTTTACCTTCTACAACAGGACAAGCTGGTAAATTCCTTCAAACTGATGGAACAAATTATGTCTGGGAAACTTCAGGTTTAAGTTGGACTAATATAAGTGCCAATACAACTGCAACTTCAGGCAATGGATATTTTGTTGATACATCAGGGGGTGCATTTACCCTAACGCTTCCTGCTTCAGCCACATATGGAGATACAGTCGCAATAGTTGACCAGTCTGGTAGCTTCGCGGTTGGAGGTAGCAACAACTTAACTGTTGCTAGAAATGGTCTTGTCATACAGGGAAATTCCGATGATATGACATGCGATGTTAAAAACGCGGCTTTTGAACTTGTCTATTCAGATGCCACAAATGGATGGAGGATAGTCTAATGGCTTTTTTATTATCACAACAAACAGCAGGTAGCGGTTCAACTTCTGGAGGAGACCAAAGAAAATATAAAAACTTTTCTCTTTTCTTCGGAAGACCAGACCTAGTAGCAACTGGGTTTAATACAGGTTATTGTCAGAACTACAATAACATTTCAGGAGCAACTAGCTCAAACTGGTACAACAGTGCAACAACATGGACTGTTCCATCAGGTGTAACTGAGATTAGAGTTACATGTGTAGGAGCAGGCGGAGGAGGCGGAAGTCCTCAAGGCACACACTATCACGGCGGTGGTGGTGGAGGAGGCGGTGGCTTCTCTCTAGCGAAATTTACTGTATCAGCAGGGGAAACTTTATCAATACACCCCGGCAGTTCTGGATACTCTCAAGGCACTGGACAACAAGCCAATGGTCAAAGCAGTACTGTACAAGGTAGTGGAACTTTAAGTTCTACCGAAATCAACATGTCATCTAATGGTGGAACTGGAGGAAGTTTCTACAGTGCAGGCGGAGGCGGAGGCTCAAGCCAGCCTAGTGGCACAAGATTAGTTGCAAACAGTTTTATGAATTATTCAGGCGGTACTGGAGGCTCAGGCTCAACTCTTTCTTTTGGATTTGGTCCAGAACCTTATGGTTCAGGCGGAGGCGGAGCGGCAGGTTTCGTCTTAGGTAACGGCGGTAACGGCGGCGCATCTAACTCAGGCGGATATACCAGTAACTCAGGTGCTGGTGGCGGAGTTGGAGCCAATAATGGCGGTGCTTGGACTCATGGCGGAAACTCAACAAGTAATGTCCAATATTGGTCTGGCTGTGGCGCAGGCGGCGGTGCGTCAGGTAGTAATGGCGTACAGAGCAACAATCCACAACAAGGTGGTGCTGGCAAATACGGTACTGCTGGCGGAAAATATCCTAACGGTAGCTCTAGTTACGGCTCAAGTAACCAAAATTGGCATACAGAAAATGCAGACATACACGGAGACCAAACCCTAGCGAGTAGTGTAGGTTCTACTGGCGGTGGCGGAGCTACTTCTTATCTAGCGTCTAAAAGTGGCGGTGGCGGTACTAGTTTTACTTTAGGTGAAGACACCTTTGCTTGGGGACCACTAGCTTCTGCTTACGGGGCAGGTGGCGCAGGTGGAACTGGTTATTCAAGTTATCAATATGCTTTTAAAGGTGGAGACGGTGGACCCGGAGCCGGAGGTGGTGGAGCAGGTTGCTACAACCAAAGCTCTTGGGGCAGTCACTCAAACACCGATAGTTATTTTTATTACTATTACGACAAAGGTATGATGAGAACTAATAACTTCTCTTACACTCCTCACCAACATTCATGTCATGGCGGAAATGGTGGAATCCTCGGTGGAGGCGGAGCAGGTGGCGGTTACTACGGTGACGGTGGCGCAGGCGGTCTCGGCGGAGGCGGTGGCGGAGGAGGAGGAAACTTCTCTTCAAGTTCAAATGGTTACGGCGGTGTCGGTGGACCCGGATTCATAATGATAGAGTGGGAGTAAAGACATGGCTACTAAATACAAAGCAAGGATAGAAAATGACATCGTCATTGAAGTTAGAGAATCCCATGTCGCTGATGCAGATAGTGTTGGCACATGGGTGGATGCTAAAAAAGCCGATTTAGATAAAGTTGGCTGGACTTACTCTGATGGAAAGTTTTCTGAAACAGCAGAGCTTCCTGAAGTTGAAGACCAAGGCGATAGGATTCCAGAGGCTTACATTGGATTGAACTTTAGTCTAGAAGATATTGACGCCTGTGAAAAAGGTGATAAGACTATAGAACAAGTCAAAGAGGAGATGGAAGAGTAAAAATTTAAACTTAGAGAGGAAAGTATGGACTATGCAATAGACCAACCCTTCTGCTTTCCAATCATAAGATACAAACCAGAAAAATGGGAAAGTCTGGCGCAAACCTTATGTGAACAAGCAGAAAAATTAAAAGAAGACCCAAAGCTCGGTGCAAAACTTTCGCATGCTTGGCGAAACGAAGGCACTTTCGAGATGCAAACAGCCGAGAAAAAAGAAGATTATGATGAGCATGGATACAGTTCCTACCGCTCTGGCATAAGTCTTTTCTCAGAACCTTGGCTAACTCCATTCAAAGAAATACATGAAGAGGCTTTTCAAGCCTGCTATAGGTATTGTAGTGCCAGCCCTTTCTGGGTAGAAAAATACATGAAAGACGCAGACTTAGAAAACTTAGGCTTATTAAATCATGCTTGGGTTAGTATCTATGGTAAAGGACATTTTATCCCAGAACATGTTCATACCGATTCACACTTGTCTTGGGTTTTTTATGGAGCTTCAGATGGAGAAACTGGAAAGATAATTTTTAGGAATCCAGCTAATGCTCATTTCAGAATGTTATACAACGATGATGCTAGTTTGTTTTGCGAGACATGGAAGCTACCGCCAGAGGTTGGATGCTTTTATGTTTTCCCATCATTTATGAATCACTACACAGAGCAACATCAAGGAGATGAAGATAGAATAATTTATTCAGGTAATTTTGTTTTTAGGCAAAGTGTTATTGGTAGTGGGACTCAATACAGGATGAACCAGTGGAGCAGACCTCACGAGACAGTATCTAATCGTTATAGAAAAAACGAACCTAAGAAAAATAAAAAACAAGGCAATAAATGAGACCTGATTACATACAATGCGAGTTACTTAATGATGAAGAAGTAAAACTTGTTACAGACACCGTAGACAAAAGATTGGAAACAGCTTTCGTTACAGAGGAAAAAATCACATCAGAAGGTAAAACTGAAAAACCAAATTTTGCAAAAAAGATGTGGAGCAAGAGACGGGGTAAAATATGTTTTATTGATGAGTCTGAGCATTTTGAAGTTTTGGCTCCTGTGGTTCAAAAAGTTGTAGAATGTTTTAAACAAGGTGCGCATAAAGAATGGGGGGTAGAGTTACCTTTTGTTGAGTACATACAATATACCCACTATGGTTTATTAGATGTATACGGCTGGCATATGGATGTTGGCTTAAGCGGACCTCATCGGTTAGTATCTGCGTCTGTTGAATTAGACGACCCTAAAAGTTATATCGGAGGCGGATTACAGTTCTATCATCACCCAAATCCTAAGCCTAATGTTAAAAAGGGGACGATGACTATATTCCCATCGTATATGATGCATAGAGCAAACACTGTTTTTTACGGTAAACGGAGGTCTCTAGTAATATGGGGCGGTTTTTAAGATGGATAAAGATGTAATGGTTACTCTTAGTCGTGGAGAGCTAGAAGTTATTCTAAGCGAGGCGGCGACTCAGGGTGCTAGAAAAGCACTAAAAGAAGTTGGTCTTGAAGGAGATACTGCTCCCGAAGACATCAAAGAACTTCGACACCTTCTAACAGCTTGGCGTTCAGCTAAGTCTACTATGGGTAAAACCATACTCCAAATAGTTACCACCGCAGTTCTTGTTTTTATATCTGTTGCGGTTTTTATGAAACTCGGAATTAATGTAGGAGATTAACATGAACAAATTAGAACTTAAGTTAGTTAAACCAGCCATAAGAGATGTAGGAAAACATCTAACAATAGCTGGAAAAGCTAAGACAAGAAAATCTAAAAAGGTTTCAAAAAAATTAAAGAAGTAAATGTCAGACAAGACAGATATTAAAGCTGTCCATGACTTAAAGAACTCAAGAGGATGGGAAATCCTTAAAGAGGTCATGGAGCAAGAAATTCTAAGTGCGGCTATGCAAATAGGCGAATCACCTACGATGGATATTAATGAAGTCAATTTTAGGCGTGGTTCTATTTGGGCGGCAAATAGGATGCTAGAGATGCCCGACAGGATGATAGCAAAACTAGAGGCTAGTATAGCTCTTAATGAGGACGACAAGCCTATTAGTAGTGATACATAGTAGGGTAATTTTGTAACAACCCCCCGCTACGGCTGGGAAAGGAGTAAAAAATGGCACAGCCACAAAAACCAGAGGACGCCGCTAACTTAATAGACGCTTTGGCTTCTAAACAATTAGGTCCAGCAGGTCCACAAGAGGGAGCGATTCCTCAACCTTCTCCTCAAGCAGGAGAACCAACAGGTGAAACACCACCAGCACCAGAAGAAACCAATCAAGGAAAAGCCGCAGAACAAGGCTCACCTGAAACAGAAGGAGACAAAGTAGTCGAAGAGGCTATTGTCTATGATGTTGATTGGGGTGAAGGTCAAGAAAAGCGTCAGCTTACAGCCAATCAGATTAAATCTACATTCGATAGATATTCTGCAATGAACTTTAAGAACGCTCAATACAAGCCTGTTAACGATGTCATCGAAGCTGTAATGAGAGAGAACCCCGGCATGAATCCTCAGCAACTTGCTAAGGAAATGACGGCTCTTTACAAAGCGGCTCAAAGCAATCCAACTATGGGTAATACTACTGGCGAGAAGTCTGGAGACTCTCAAGAGAAAACACCCGGCAATTTAGATGGTTTGCTAAAGAAATGGTCTGATGACAACGCTATAGAATTACCACCCGGATATAAAGACATCCTCGTTTCTGGAGTAAGCGAGGTAGACCAAATAAAAGCAGAGCTAGGAAGGACTCAGCAAATGCTGAGACAAGTCATGGCTCAAGGTCAAGGTATAGCAGATGCGGCTAAAAATGCGTCTCAACAAGGACAGCAAGACAAAGTGTCTGCCGCAAGACAACAAATAGCTAACAATTTAGATAGAGTACAAGGTCATCTAGGTCTGCAAGACGATAAAGCACAAGACTTCATGCTGTTTGCCGCAGAACGCGGTTACACTATGGAAGACTTTATTGACGGCAATCTAACCTTAAAAGTTATGTCTGACTTTAAGAACAATATGGACGGACCTGAGATGGATAGAATGAGAGAGATAGCCAAAAGACGCCAAGCATTTACTGGCTCTATGGGTTCATCTCCAACAGCACAGGGAACAGAGCCACAAGGCGAATCAACCTTCGATAAATTCGCCGCAGGTAAAATGGCGCAAAAGGGAATTTCTTAGTTTCTCCCTGAGACTCCCCTCACTTCGGAGCCTTTGAGCAAAGAGTGAGGGGTTTTTTTTACATAAGGACGAAAAACTTTTTTTTGTGTAATATATTCTGATTATGCAATGAATCACGCTACGGCTCGATTCGCATAAAAAAATGGGCAGTCTTGGGATGTTTTGACCCCTCGTTGCTCGAATGTTTCGTAATTTTTTAACCAGCCACAGGAGGATTTTATCATGGCGGCTATTCAAGGATTGCGCGGAACAGGCGAGTTTTCGACTGATTTCCGCCCAAAAAACTATAGAGAGCTATTCACGCTTCTCGAACCAAACGGTAACGCACCTTTAAACGCTTTGCTTGCAATGGGTTCTTCAGAATCAACTGACGACCCTGAGTTCAAAAACTTTAGAGATGAGCTACCAGACAGAAAACTAAAAGTTGATGGGGCAATAGCTTCTGCTACTACAGCATCTATTACCATTGACTCTAGTGACGACAACAAATTTGCTATCACTGGCTCCATTGTTGTTAACAGTGAAACTGGCGAAGTAATGCATGTTACAGCAGATACTACAGGAACTACTCTTGCAGTAACTCGTAACATTGGCGGTACTACTCACCAGATTGCTGATAACGCAGAACTATTTATTGCGGGCTTCGCGGCTCAGGAAGGTGGAAACTCTCCTACAGCAATTAGTTTTGACGCAACTGTAGCTAGTAACTACACACAAATATTCAGAACTGCGTTCCAAGTATCAGGAACATTACAGTCTACATATTTGCGTACTGGCGATAAGTTGGACGAGGCTATGACCAAAGCTCTTAAACTTCACATGAGTGATATTGAAAGAGCTATGTTCTTTGGTACAAAGCATGAGTCAAACGGCTCCTCTGCTCAACCAACTCGTTTCACTGGTGGTTTGCTAAATAGTCTTACTAATGTTACAGACATCACAACTTCATACTCAAGCTACGGCGGTTCAGCCGCAGGTCAGATGACTGAAGCTGGGTTTGATAGTCTTCTAATTTCATCCGTATTCAAATACGGTTCTAAGCAGAAGATTGCTTTCGTTGGTGAAACTGTAGCTAACAATCTTCAACAGATTGGTAAAGACAGATGGCAACCTACAGCATATGAAGGTGCATATGGAGTTAACTTAACTCGATATAATACCTTTGCTGGAGACCTACTTGTTCACTTGCATCCTCAGTTCCGACAAGTTCCGGGCATGAAAAATGCAATGATTATTGTAGATTTCCCATATCTGTCTTACAGGTATCTTGAGGGCAGAGATACATCACTATTGGAAAACCGACAGTCACCAGACGCAGATAGCGTAAAACACGAGTATCTGACAGAGTGCGGTCTTGAATTACTTCAAGACAAGGTACATACATACATTAAGAATTGGTCAACTAAATAAGGACGACCTTTTCAGTATGTTAGTCCATAGTAAGGGGGTGCAATAGCACCCCCTTTTTTATTTTAGGAGCTAAACATGAACGCAAAAACCAAATCAACAAAGAAACCTGTCAGAGCGAGGAACTCTAAAGGTCATTATCAGGCTGACAATCCAGAGACTCCAGATGTGAATGAAGCATTTGTACAGGAAGAAAAGCCTGCGAAACCATCTACCCCAGCTTCGGGAGTAGTTTATTATGAGTCTAGAGAAAAAGAGCCATCAATGTTTGATGTTGCTGACATCTCGTCTACGAGAGATTTTTCTGATGGAAGACTAAACTGGAAAGTACAAGCGAGTGATGTAGAAAGATTTGAACAACATCATTTCGTACAAAGCGGAAGAGTAAGACGCAAATAGGTGAAATATGGCAAACACATCTAATGCAACAAGCAATACAAATCCACACATAAGGGATAAGCACTCCCCCTTATCTGTCTTGGCTATGCAGGCTTTAAGACGATATGGGGATTTTAACCCCGGCACTGTGGATGGTGATGTTCTTTTAATGTTTATTGAATTTGCTAATACAATCATAGACGAGATAAGACAGCACCCATACCATGATGGTACAGATATTAATTACTATGAATCTGCGGAAGAAGTTAGAGATGTCCCAGACCCAGTAATAGTAGCTGGTCTTATATTCCAATATGCATTACAGCAAGGAAGCGACAAGACTCAGATGTATATGCCTGTTTATAACAGGGTTCTTAATCAACACTTATGGAACAAACTTAATGGAAATACTAAAATAAGGATGCGAGTTGTTGATGATGGGACAAATAAGAGAAACAAGAACAACACAAAGACAAGTCAATATAACGGGACAACAGTTGCGACATGACTTCAACAACAAAAAGCCCTTCTGGGGTGAAGGTCAAGACTTACGCCTATGAGAATTTTCAAGGTCTTGATACATCGAGAGATGTTACGAGTCTTGATACAGGAAAAGACCAACACCTGTCAGTAATTAACAACGCTACTACAGATTGGCGCGGTCAAATTGTGCGTGACCCTGCATGTAAATATATTTACGGCGAATACAATGTAGACCATATAAGGTTCTTTTCTAAAGATGAGGCTGTCTGGGCTGAGTCCACAGAAGCTGGACTTAATTTTAAATCTCAAAGAGGTCATACTCTTGAGAATGTCCACTCAGCTAACTCTATTGTTTCTTCTACAGTATTTAACCAAAACGCCATACTGACATCTAAGGGCAGACCTATGTATAGATATGATGGGTCTACATTTAGTCGAAATCAATCTCCTTCAGCCAACGAACTATTACCTGCTTTTTGCACATCGGTGCAAAGGCGTCTTGTGGTGGGAGGAATAACAGGAAGAGAAACAGAAGTTCATATCACTAGAGTTGACCAAGACGAGATTTTCCCTCTTGATGAAGCGGCAGGGGAGACAAGTGTATTAAGGGGAGGCTACATTGACATAGCTAACAATTTAGGAACAGCAGACCAAATAACCGGATTGGGGGCTTTTGAACAGAATCGACTCGTAATCTTCACGGCTGATAGAGCCATAATTTACAAAATAGACCCAGACATAACTCAATGGACAATAGACGACAACGCAAACATATACATAGGGTGCGCATCGCACAACACAATACAGAACGCTGGGACAGACCTCCTATTCTGCTCGCGGTCTGGTATCCATTCGATAAAACGCTCGGAAGAAAACGGAATCCTAGTGTATTCTTACAGCCTATCGGACAAGATAGACCTGCTTTATCGAGAGCTATTCAACTCCGTACCCAAGAAGGAACAAATCAGCGCAGTATTTGACCAAGACGAAGCTATTTATCATGTCTTCTTTCCACAGAGCGGAGGGAAGTTATGTAGAAGATTGTCATTGGCGATGAACCCAGAGGGCGGAGAAGCCCAACCTAAGTTCAGCACTGGTGATTTCTTAAATTCAAGAAGCGGTGCTTTCTTGAATGGAAAACTTTTATTTGGAACTACTGGTGGAGTGTATGAAGTTCTTAAAGTTGAGAAAGAAAATGACAATTCCTTTACTCCAAATATGGACATCAAGACGCCCTTGTTATGGCACGGAAGTCTTGAGCAAACCAAGGAAACATCTAGCCTTTTGATACAAGCGGCTGGTAAGGGAGTTATAACTATAGACGCCCAAGACGAAAACGGGAAAATAATAGGTGAATTAGTTATGGAAGTTGATGACACATCGGACGACAACTACTTTGCGGATGTGCCATTATCACGGCAATATGAAAGAAAGTGGCAACACCGATATAGAGCCGCGCAGTATAGAATTAAAACTACTGGCGGAAGAGGCTTATTAAGAATCATCGGTTTTGCTGTTACAGTGAGGGAATAATATGGCGCGAATTAGACAACAATTTCCACAGAACTACGGTTCTTCAGGCAACATCAACACCGAATTTGAAAGCGTTATACGATATATAAACGCGGCTGAGTTAGGTGAAAATACAATAGGTGAGTTGCTTGGAAAAATCTTCGATGCTCAAGGAAGCTGGATTGGACCAGTAGAGTTTAGAAAAGACTCTTCAGGTGGCATACAGTATAGAGTTGGCACATACACAGATTCTTCTGCTGGATGGACAACATTAATGACTCTAGCTGAACTTAGGGGGACTCCCGGTTCTCAAGCTGGAGAAATTGGTGCGCCTATCTTCTACGGAAGAGCAGACTCTGTTGCTACATCAGGACAAACAGATTTTGATTATTCTCACGAAGCTACAGATGAGTTGCTTGTTTATGTTGATGGTATCTTAAAGCAATCTGGAGCATTAAATGATTATGTATCAAGCGCGACTGGTGGAACTGGAAGTGCTGGAATTGTTACATTCAACGCTGGTCTTACTACAGGTCAGAATGTAACTATATTTAAAGTTAGAGCTACTTCGATTACTGGATATACAAGAAGCGACACAACAACAACATCCAGTCAAATTAACTTCCCATTCACTCACGACTCAAATACTAAACTGCAAGTTTATCTAAACGGTCTTCTTCAAAAGGAAGGTGGTTCAAATGACTACACAACTATTCCTGACCAGAATACCGTTCAGTTTAATACTGCTGTAACAACAGGGAACACAGTTACAATCATCACAGTTGAAAACACATCTGTTCAGGCTGTAACTGGATTGATGATGGAAGAGGCTTTTGCCGATTCATCTACTGGTCTTATTAAGTTTGAAAAACTTGGAATTGCAGACGGAGACATAACTCAAGCGAAAGTTAGCGGTCTTGTAAACGGACTTAACTCAAAAGCTAAGTTAACAGTATCAGGAACATCCCCAACTGGACCTGCGTCTGGTGATTTATGGATGGATACATCCGACAACCCTTATCAATTAAAATTCTATACTGGAACACAATGGTTAAAAACATCTCCAGAGTCATCGTTACCTACATTCACTACCCTAGACGCTGGTAAATATGTAAAGGTAAATGGTACTGGAACAGCATTAGAATACGGCACACAAGACTTGTCTTCAGTTATTGGCGTAAACCAAAAAGGCGCGGCAAGTGGAGTGGCTTCTCTGGATTCAAACGGAAGATTGCCAGCCTCTCAATTACCTAGCACCCTATCAAGGGACAGCGTATACCACACAGTAGCTACGGTTGCTAATGGAACGATTCATGTAAAGAGAGTCTTTAGGCAAGCTATTACTATTGAAGCTCTTTCTTTAATGACAACTTCTGGAACATGCTCAGTACAATTACAAGTTGATGGAACTCCATACGGAGATACTTATTCTGTATCAACAACACCAACTGAGTTTGTTTTAGGAACACCAATACAAATAGACGCAACAACAGTATCTCATAGTATTGGTTATGTAGTTACTAACAACGCATCAGCCAGTGTATTAGAAGTGACAATGGCTATAAGTATTTCTTCAACATAGGAACAACATGGATTATTGCGACACAAATAAGGAACTATCTAAAAACCCACTAATGAAGGATTGGCTCAGAGCCGCTTCTAATGGGGACAAAGGTGCTTATGATTTTCTTTGGAGAGTCTGGAATTGGTCTCAAGCATTTGATGACTTAATTGATGGAGACTATGAAGAGGTATCTAAAAATCAACAGCATGGCGAAACTGCTATAAAGGAATTTATGGCTTTCATTCATATGGTTAGTTTCAATCCATTTTATTTAAAACACAAAGAGCAACTTTATTCTCTTTTAATTCAAATGGCACACAGAGCTATCATTGGTGATGAATGGGAAAACAGCGATAACCAATTAAAAAAGGATTCAGCACATATAATAAGGTGCGGTGATTTAGATGTTTTTGCTCATGTATCTTATCTAACAGGAGGGTGGGAGCATATGAGAAAAATGGCTGAGTATAGAAATTATGACAACCCTAATGCTACTACGAACGCTCAAGACAAGGGTGAAAGTAATAGCAATGTTAGGAATATTATTAGAGAAGGAGAAATATAATGGGACTTTATGGCGGAGGGGGAGGTTCACCACCACCACCCCCAGATTATACAGCACAGAAACAAGCGGCTAAAGCGGCATATCTTGCAGACGCTCAAACACAAGCAGACGCATGGAACACGGCTGTTAGTGAATATGATACAGCATTGCAAGACTCAAGAAATGTCTATAGCGATGTTGATAATTTGGTTCAAGGTGCGACAGTTACATCTTTGTGGGATGACCCAACAACTACAGATGTAAATGAAAATATATCTACCAGAACAAACGACTCTGGTCAGACATATGGTCAGTGGCTTGATTCAACCATTAGTAACATAGACCAATATTCTGGTGGTCTTGGTATAGATAAGCCATTGTTCGATAGTGTCCTTCAAACAGAGTGGGGTCCAGTTACAATATCTGAATCTGAACTTCCAACTCTTTCAAGTTACGACACTTCTGGTCTTCAAAATTTTAGAGATGATTTATCTGGAACGAGAAGTACTTTAACAGGTCTTGTATCAGATAGGAGAGACGCAGAGGCAGGGATTAAACAGCAAATATATGACGGCTTTAAAAACCTAAATGATATGGGCTTTTCTCTAGGTGGCATGGATATAACTTCCAATACTGGCGATATAGAGAGACAGTTAAATCAGTTGCAGTTTGCTTTAGATAATCCTCAGTCTGAAATAGCTAACCAGTTAATGACTGGCGCAGACAGAGAAAGAGCGCAGAATGAAATCAATAGTCTTCTGACTACGATTAATAACCTGAAATCTGCTAGAGCGGCTGAAGGCGCGAGAGTTTCGGCTTTTGGTGACCAGCTTTATACAGATATTGATGCTCAGTCAGACATACTTGGTGGCTTGAACATAACCAATCTTGCAGAAATGCAATCTATCCAAAACAGGATAAATGAGATTAACAGAAGCAAAAACTCATTCTCTTCTGTTCTTGGACCGGGAAGTTGGGGAGGTCAAGAGGCAGAACTCGAAGCATTACAAACAAGACTTAATCAGTTAATGCAAGAAAGAACTACCGAGCAAGGAAGAATAGATGACTTCAGAACAGACTATAGGTCTGGTCTTCAAGACATTTACAATGTTGCTGGCGAAACAGGAATTTATTCAAAAGCTGGGCTAGACGCACTTCAAGACCAACTTGATTATGCGAATTATCAAGCAGATAACTTTAGTAGCCTTCTTCCATTTGATGAATTTACTGGAGGATTCTATGGTCCTAGAGCCACAACAAGACTTCAAGGTCTATATGATGAAAGAGGCGAAAGACTTGATGACATCTTAGCTGATATTCAAGGCTCAACAACTGGTCTTGCTGATGTTCCTTTGTGGGATGAGCAGGCAATTAATGCTTACAGAGGCAGAGTAGACCAAGCTGGAGATAGGTTAAGCCCATTCTCTGGTGGAAGAGTTTCAGATATTTCTGAAGAAATAAGAGTCAGAAGTAATGAAATTGACAACAAGATTGGTGAGCTAACAGCTTATAGACAAAAACTAGAAGACGATGCAAAAGTTCTTTTACAGTCTGTAAGAGATGGAAGCTATTATTCTGTTGGAGATTTAACTGGAGACCAAGATACTGCTGGTGATATGAAAGCAGAAATAGACTTGTATAAATCTCAACAAGCTATGGATGAAATCACAGCTATTCTAGATAGGCTTAATTCAGAGAAACAAAGACTAGAGCGTGATGCTCAAAATGTTATGGCTAGACAAAATGCGGCTCAAGGCAATCTTGTTATAGGACAGCAAGGAGTACCTACATTTGGTCAGCAGTCTCTGATAACCCCATTTGGAGTTCAGGCTTATAACTATAATCCAGTAGACGAAGAAGAAGATAACTACTTATCGTCTTCATCTCCGTTCTCATCTTCGTTAGCTAATGCTATAACGATAGCTTAAGGAGGTCGTACTATGGGTTTATTTAGTGCGGCATTAGGGTTTGCAGGTTCAATATACGGTGCTAACAAAGCCGATAAAAGAGCCTCAGCCGCCCTAGCGCAACAGCAATATGAGTTTGAAAGAACTCGTGAAATGCAAGGTGCAAACCTTGCAATAACTCTTGCTGACCAAAAAGCCCAAAGAGAAGAGAACGCCTATCGTAGAGTCATGGAAAGACTTAATCGTATGCAGACTAGCGAGGAAAGGCGGTTTGCACAAGACGAGCTTCGTGACTACAAGAAAAGGATACTATCTGAAAGAGCAGAAAGCATAAGGCGACAAGTTCAGGAAGACAAAGAAGCCGCAAGGATGCAAGAGCTTTATCTTACTACAATACTTGAGCGTCAAGACTTGGCTGAAGAAGAAAGGGCATTTGCTATTGAGCAACTTAAAGAAGCTCAAGCAATAGCCAGTGGTGAGCGAGACGAAGAGTTAATTAGATTCTTAGAAGATAGGGAAGAAAAGCAAATAGAACGAGAGTTCTATGAAGCAGAATATGCTGGTGCTAGAGACTTATACCAACAAGAAAGAGATTTAGATTTAGCTCAAAGGCAAGACATCTTAGATAGGATAGATGCATATAGTTCTGCTGTGGCAGGTGTTGAACAAGATTTACCATTCATACCTCAGCCTGCAAGACTAGATGGAAGAATGATTGCTGATGAATTTAACAGACGCTCAAGAGAATACGAAGGAGATGTAGACAGAGCCGCTACATTAACAGCTTCAATTAATGAAGCTGATTTAATTCGTGGTGGTATAGATATGTCAACTCCGGGGACAATGAGACGAGCAAACATTACAAGGGAAATTGCAGACAAGTATCAAGACGCAAGACGCCAAGCCTATGACGATGCATTGAGTTATATAACTGGCAAAACGGATGCACTAAATCAAAACATCGGAACAATCATGGGTCAAAGGAAAGCTATGATTCAAGACCGAGGTGCATTAGCTGGCGCAGGTCTGGAATACTTAAACTTATTACCTGAAGAGGCGTCTGCTGGAGGTTACTTAAATCTATTAGCAGGAACTCCAACAGGAATACTTAATAGAGATATAAGTTCTGCCAATGATTACCGCGCTCCTGTAGCTATAGGTTCTGGTATCTATGATGGAGGAGACAGGGCTTATGGAATGTCTCGTCTTGCACCTTGGTTAAATCCAAGAACTGCCGCTTATATGGGAGCCAATCAACTTCCTACAGGAGTTTACAATCCTTACTCCATGAGCATAGGAACTAAAGAGTTTGGAAATAATAGTGCTTTGTCTAGTGCAATGATGACAGCCGCAAGTCAGACTTATCAAAATGCTTTAGATGACGCTCAACGAGCAGGTGCAGGTGTAGCCGCTACAGGCAGAGACTTATTTGACGAAGTAGGTTCATGGGGTAAACAGAAGTGGGGGTCTGGACGAGAGGAAAACGCATCAAAACATTGGTTATGGGGTTAATGCATGGTTGATTTTACAAATTTTGGACAGGCTTGGCAGAAAAGAGGTGATGAGTTAAGGCGTCAAAGACGCGAAATCGCTGATGCTTTCCAACAGTTCAAAAGAGATAATCCTTACGCAAGCCTAGAAGAGTTTCAAGACTACATAGATGATATATCTGGTGGCTCTAATTACCTTAGAGGAGGTGCGCCATCGTCTTGGGTTCTGGAAGGTATAGCAAAAACAAATAAAGAGAATAAAGCTAGAGACGACCAGAAAAAAAGAATAGAAGCGATGGCTGATAAATTAAGAATAGGCGGTCAAGTTAGTGCTTTAGCTGACCAGTATATTCTTCAATCAGATGGAAGTCAGGCTGGTATTGATAAAGCGAGAGATGAATTTATAAAGAGTCTTGGTGGGAATAAAGAAGATTACTGGACTCCACAATTAGATAATGCTTTTTCTACTCAAAATTATGGAAAACTTAGGTTTGACCAAATAGCAGGTATTACTCCACAGGTGATAGAGAGAATAAACGCGGCTGGCGGTAATTTAGATGACGCGACTAAATCAAACATTTTACAGACTTTTAGTATTACCGATACAGAACTAAGTAACATATTAGCAAACGAAAAAACAAAAAAAGATAGAGAAACTGCTGAGTGGATTTTAGGTAATCAAAGTAATTTATTAGGCTTGGCAAAAGAATATATTGCAGGTGGTGCTACTCAAGAAGACTTGAAGACAATGATGAACGACAACCCACTTTTACAAAACACTGGGTATTCGTTAAATGATTCTACAATATCATCTCTTTTTGCAAGAGCAACAGAAGAAAAGAAAAGAGAAGATGATGACAGAGAATTAGAGTTAAACGAAAAATATGATTCAGATTATGAGGACGCTGTAACTAGACTTATGCCACAACTAAGTGCTTTAGTAGTGACCAACCCAGATACTGCCACTACAGTAAATCAAATCATTGAGTATCTACATAACAACATAACTCCAGAAGCATTTAACCGTAAATTTGGAGTAGACAAAGCAACCTTCTTGAACGACCCCAATAAAGCTAACTCACCGATAATTAAAAGCATAATGGAAAGAGCGTATGCTACTGTCACGGCGAATCAGCAACAGGGATACGGACAAGATGTTAACAAATTAAGTGCCGCAAGAGTCGAAGCAGGTAATGAATTTAGAGAAAGAAATATGGAAACAGGTAAGAACGCTCTTGGTCCAGTTGGAGCAAGCATAGCTGTAACTGATTACCTAGGTCCAATGCAAATACAAATAATCAATAGCATTATGGCGAGCGAAGAGTTTGCAGAGGTAACAAAAGATAGTGAAAATCCTTCTGTGGGTATTCAATTTATTAAAAATCATCCCGATTACCAAAGAGTTAGAATGGGTCTAAGTGAAGCGTCTCAAGACAACTTTGCTAAAACACATCCTGTTCCTCTTGAGACTCAGGGATTCAGTCAATGGCAAACAAATATTAATTCAGAGATAACTGACGACCTAGCTAAAATGGATAGTTATTTAACAGCTATAGAGAACGAAACAGACCCAACGAAACAGCAAGAGGCTTTAGAGAAAATAATTCTAGAGACCACAAATGTTATGGCTGGATACAGAAACGATATAAGAAGGGCTGGAGCCAATACAATTAAGTGGTTAGATTTTTCTAAAGGCGGATGGGATGCAGAAGCAGTTGAAGGAATAGTAACAAACCTACAACAGAAATTAGAGGAAGTTAGAAACAGAGCTAATGAGATTAAAGACAACATAATTTACAACCAAACCAATCAAGACGAGCTTGACCTTAGTGCCAGAAAGGAAGGCTTTGGTATTCCAGAAGTGTTTGGTCAGGAAAAAATAAATGTAGGTGGTAGAAGCTATTGGGTCTATATACCTAATCCTGCGAAAGACGACCCGAATAGACCTCCGAGGTCTAAACGGGCATTGCCAGATTTTATTATAAACCCAGAGATACCTCTAAGCAGTATAAACCCCAATCTCCCTAGAGGAATCAACCAATCAGAGATAAGAAACTGGA